CCTCTGTCAGATAAAACAGTAGAAATGCTATACGAAGAACTCACAGAGTGCGATATTGCTATGGAAATGATAATGGAGCAAATGAGTGAGTTAAGTCAAGATATGTTGGAAGTATTAAAACGATATGAACATATAAAGGAGCAAATAAAATGCAGAGAGAAGAACTCAGACTTAACAGAGAAGTAAATCTCGATATAGAGTATTGGCATCGCAATGACTTTTGTGACGCTGATATACTAGATAATATCATTGAAGACCACGGGCTAACAAGAGCAGAAGCAGTGCAAATGCTAGTTAGTTTCAAAACTAAAGTTGGCACACGAGACAACTTGGGGGAGATAATATGAACTATAGCCCAGAGCAGGTTAAGTATATGACCGAAAGATATTTAGAATCGCCTGAACGAGAAACAGTAGAAGACTTAGCGCAAGAAATGGATAAGAGTGTAAAATCTATCATTGGTAAGCTAAGTAGGGAAGGCGTGTATAAAAGAACGATATACACCACAAAATCAGGCGAGAAGCCTATAACTAAACTAGAGTTAGTTGAAATCATAGCGGGGTTGATAAAAGCAAAAAATCTCGAAGGACTCGACAAAACTCCAAAGCACACTTTGAAGGAGATGGTAAAATGCCTAAAGCAGTTGTAGAAATCATAGGAAAAAGTGAGCGATTGAAGGAAGTCGTAGAAAAGCATGGAAAGTATTTTTACCTACTCATGCAGAGAGATGTAGCGGGGTCACCCCATGTCACAGTCGGCGATGACGACATCACATTTACTACGAGTGTAAGAAACATTCGTATTCTCGAAGATGACGACTCCTAGCGGGGTCGTTAACTCTTCCCAAATTCTAGGGATAACGCAGTAAATTATACATAAGGTTAAGCACTTGAAGTGAGGAAAATAACCTTAAAAATAAAAAGAAATTGGAAGAAATTAGACAAAATTAAATGATAAGTGTAGTAATTAGTAGAAAATGTAGTATTTAAGTAGGTTAAGCTTAACTTTCATTAAGCCATGAAGTTGTCATAAGAGTTTATGACTTGAAACTTCGTTTCTATGTTGTCTTCGCTTAAGCATAGATTCTTAGCGATAGCTGCACTCCCATTACCATTCCCGTGCAGCAGTGCTAGAATTATGCTAACCTCAGACAGAGAAAAAATAGATGATTGACTAAGCTAATCATCATACTTATGTATATATTATATCACAACTTTGAGCAGATTGCAAGTATTATTTTTCTCAGGTATAGAATTTGGTTTGCTGTGCAAGCATAGGTGAATGATAATTTATTTTATTTTTCTATGTTGCTTCATAAAATGATTTCTTTCTTCAGGTGTGAAGGATTTACATTGCAGTTCCGCCTGTAATTTTAATTCGTTGTTACGCTTTGATTGCCTTCTTTTCGCGTAGTTGAGTTTCTCTTTTCGTCGCTGTGAAGGTTTAATATACTGTTGGCGTTCTCGAACCTCTTGTATCATTCCACTCGCAGTAACTTTTCTCTTAAACAAGCGAATTGCTTTTTCGAAAGGCATATTTTTACTATAGACTCTCACTTTTCTCCTTGTTCTCGTAATCTTCCCAGTCGTGAGGTGTTCCAGATTTTGGTTTTTTATTCTTCATGGCTCGTTCCCATGCTTGTTTTTGTAATAGCTTTTCAGGCTTATCTGTCATTTGAACCTCCAACCTCGTTTTCGCAAGTAGTAAACTTGCGAGTGAATTTGTGCTTCTGATTTATTCAGTATCTTTGCTATCTCCTCCGTTGGCAACTTACCATAGTTCTGTTTCAAGAAATTTCTTTGATGATTTTGCCAACGGTGTGTAGTCATAAAGAGTTTCATAGTATGCTGTCCATATGCTTGGATTTGCTACCTTGCTCACCTGCTGAACAGTTTACTTTTATTTCCTCTTTTCTTAGTTTAAGATACCATTTTGCGCCACCTTTTCTTGCGTCTTCAAAAGTAGCCCATGTAAACCAAAGTGGTATAATGATGGAAAGGTGAACTATAAGACTCACTAATGAGTTATAGTATCCAAACCAACCACCCCAGTATGCTGCTATAAAGCCGAAGAAAAATGCCCACATGACAAACAATACAGTCATAAAGTATGCCTGTAAAGATGGCTCTGGTATATATTTCAACGGATTATACTTTGCGTTCATGACTGCGTTCCAGCAGTCGTAAATCCATAAAAATGTTTTTTGAATATTTCTCATACAAGTATTATATCAAAAGAATAACCAAATGTCAAGAACTATTTTTAGGAATGTCAAAAATATTACTTGACTTATGGTTAAAATTTGTGTATAATATAACAATGGATATATATTATTTAATAATTTTAATCGCAAGTAACATGTTCACTTACTTTTACACAAAAGAAGTGGTAATAAAGCAGACTATTGACTTTCTAGAACGAACTGGAATGTTAGAATTTGATGACGACACCAAAAATAGTTCTTGACTTTTGCTGTCACTTGTGCTATAATAACTATGAAAACAATGATGTTTTCGCTCGCCATATCGAAAGAGTGGCTCATATTTTAAGGAGAATTAGATATGACAGACGCAATGTTAAGGCATTTTCTTGGGTTTGACCCAGTAATGTTTAAAACCGTTGAGGGAAACTACCCTCGTTATAATTTAATAAAAGAAGAGGCAACTGACAGAGTTTCAGTTGAAATTGCAGTGCCAGGCTTTGATAAAGATGATATTAAAGTTAGTGTTGATGGTAGAAAATTAATCATTAGTGCTAATCCTGGCGATTGGTTAGAAGATGGAGAGGACTATCTTCACAAAGGTTTTTCTAGTAAAGGCTTCAATAAAGAGTTTATTCTAGGAGATTTTATGGAAGTTGATTCCGTAAGACTTCAGAATGGAGTTCTTTCTATTAATGTAGTCAAAGAGATACCTGAAGATAAAAGACCTAAAATCTTCGATATAGACTAATGCAATGCTTCTCCTTCGGGAGAAGCCCTTTTGAGGAAATAATATATGAAGATAAGTCAAGAGGGAATATCCCTAATTAAAAAATTTGAAGGATTTGAAAGTGACGCGTATCAATGTCCAGCAGGAGTTTGGACAATAGGATATGGTCATACAAAAGGAGTCACCGCAGGTGATGTATGGAGTGAAGAACACGCCAGTCACATACTAGAAGTAGAATTAGAAGAATACGAAGAATATATAAATGAGTATGTGGAAGTAAAATTAAACCAAAATCAATTCGATGCTTTGGTAGCATGGGTTTACAACCTAGGGCCAAGCAATCTAAAAAGTTCAACAATGTTAAAAGTTCTAAATGAGGAAGAATGGGAAGAAGTTCCTCGACAAATGAAAAGATGGAATAAAGCAGGAGGCGAAGTTCTTCGTGGATTAGTTCGTAGACGAGAAGCCGAAGCTATGTTATTTCAAGGCAAAGACTGGTATGATGTATAAGTTTTGGCAGTGGTTGAAAAGCCTGTTCATAACCAGATACAGAATTACAGTAAGCTATAATAATGAGTGGGGCGATAGTGATGATAAAGAATTTATATCCAAAAAAGTCATAACTCAGAAAGAAAAACATTTGAAATTTAGAGATAATGATGGAAAATTAATTGAAATCAGGAGTGTACAAGGATTACACTATCGAATTGAGGAGTTATAATGTTAGAAAAGATTATATCAGAAAGATTAGGCTGTGAATTACACCAAGTAAAAGATAATTCACATTTCGTAGACGATTTAGGAGCTGATTCATTAGATACAGTAGAATTAGTACTAGATGTAGAGAAAGAGTATGGAATTCTCATACCTGACGAAGAAGTAGATAAATTAGTAACAGTTGCTTTACTAAAAGAATTTATAGAGGAAAATAAGTAATGTATCAATTTTTATTAGCATTAATAGTAGCATTGGGCGGAAGTACTTATTATCTATGGAATGAAAACCAAACACTAAAGGCAAATAATGCCAAACTAGAATACGCAGTAGAAACACAAGAGGAAACAATAACAAGTTTACAAAATGATTTTGCGTTGCAAGGTAAGAGTTTAATAGATATGCAAAGTAAAAATCAAGAAATAGAAGCAGAGATGAATCGCTACTTAGATATATTTAAAAGACACGATTTAAGTAAGTTAGCAGCTGCAAAGCCAGGGCTTATAGAGCCAAGAGTAAATAAAGCAACTAAGGAAGTATTTAATGGAATTGAACAAGATAGCAGGGATATTGATAGTGCTGATGACGGTATCGAATTGCAGTCTACTCCCAACTAAACAGATTGAGATTAGTGCAAAACCAATAGAAAGAACTATCATACAACCAGTATTGCCCAGAGAAATAGATTTAAAAGAACCTTACTGGTATGTAGTATCAGAAAAGAACATAGATGAGTTTCTCGAAAGGGTAGAAAAGGAGCAAGGAGAAGTAGTCTTTTTTGCAATGAGTGTGCAAGATTATGAACTAATGGCATACAATATGCAAGAGTTAAAAAGATATATTCGTGAGCTCAAGGAGGTAGTAATCTACTACCGTAAGGTAACAGAAAATGGCGGAGATGAGTCAGGACAACAGCCGTAATGAAGTCCAAATAGATTTAGATAAGTATATGAAGTTAGTCGATAAACTCGACGCAGCTGAAGACTTAATCGAAAAAATGAAACAAGAACGAGGCAGGTTAAAGCCTGGTAAGCGAAAGTTTATGGACTTATTCCTAGATGACAATGATATAAACGAAAAAGCAATCATTGGCTTTATATCATTTTTCTTAATGACAGTATTTGGAATATGTGATTTAGTCACAGCATTTTTAGGACAAGACTTAGTTATATCAGATACAATTTACACATCATTTGTGATAGTAACATTGGGAGCATTTGGTATATCAGAAGCAGGAAAAGCTTTTGGCGGTAAGTAAACAATGATTGAGTTTCTAAAGGCTTTATTTTGGAAAAGAAAACTTGAGAAAGCTTCTTCGTGGTTTGAAAAACACGAGTGGGTTCAAGAGAGATTTGAAGAGATTGAAGACTGGTTAGAAGAAGTAGATGAGAAATTAGACCTCATCATAGACCATCTAGAAATAGATGTCGATAAAGAAGGAGAGTAAAATGCTAGAATTTTTTGAATACATAGTGAGATGGCTAATGGTTATCCCTTGGATTGTAGCAGGAGCGTCTTTAATTGCGGCTCTAACACCTACACCGAAAGATGATGCTTGGGTAAAGAAAATTTACTGGGTAATCGACTGGTGTGCAATTAATGTTGGTAAAGCAAAAGACAAATGACTTTACGAAAGCTAGGGATTCCCGTCCCTAGCTTATTTTTAACATCGCAAAAATAGTTCTTGACTTTTGGTCAAAAGTTTAGTATAATATAGTAATGAAAATAATAAACATAATTTTAACAGTAGTATTCGTATCAGCTTGTAATTTACTTGATGAGGTAGATTGGTCAAGCTCACCGAAACCTATTGTCACACCTGAGCCTGAGCCTGTTCCTGTGCCGACACCAGCACCAACACCTGTGCCAACACCTGCGCCGACACCAGCACCAACACCAGCTCCAACACCAGGGCCTGTTCCTACACCTGCCCCTACACCAGTTCCAACACCAGCACCAGTTAGTACAACAACTACAACCACAACTAGCTCTACAAGTTCTAGTTCATCTAGCTCTAGCAGCACCACAAACAACTGAAAAATAATTCTTGACTTTTGGTTAATTTTTTTGTATAATATACTATATGAATTTATTTTACCTAGACGAAGATTTGGATAAGTGTGCGGAATACCATGTAGACAAACACATAGTAAAAATGCCGTTAGAAGCTGCACAGCTTCTTTGTACGGCTATATGGGTGGACGACTTACTAGGTTTTATTCCAAGAGCATTGACCAAAGAAGAAAACTCGGTATTAAATGAAGCGAAAGCAAAAATAAAGCATTTACCTTTAGAGGAAAGACCCCTAACTCCGTATCTGCCGATGATGTATAATCACCCCTGCACGATATGGACTAGGTCTTCCCTTGATAACTTTGAATGGGTTCATTGCTATGCTAATGCTTTAAATGACGAGTATCATTATCGCTATGGTAAACAACATAAATCAGTAGTGGAAGTAATTAATAAATTACCTGAACCAAAAAATATGCCTCGCAAAGGTCAAACCCCTTTCGGTATGGCAATGCCAGACGAACTAAAGGACGAGAAAGATGTAGTTGGTTCTTATAGATTATACTATCACACAGACAAAGCAACCTTTGCTAAGTGGTCTCACCGTGATAAACCTTATTGGTGGGACGAAGGACTAGCTTGGTATGATAAAAGGATTACCAGTGGTTGAATATAAATATAACGAAAAACAAATAATACAAGATATTATAGAGCATATAGACTCTACATATACAAAACATTATGGCTCAGGTAGTATACAGACTACAGAGTTTACAATTGACGCTGGTCATGGAGAAGGATTTTGTATAGGTAATATTATTAAATATGCTCAGAGATATGGAAAGAAAAACGGATATAACAAAGAGGACATATTGAAGATTATACATTATGCTATAATCTTATACTACATACATGAGAACGAAGAAAAGAGATTACGAAAAATTAACTGAAGCTAATATTAGTCATGTAATAGAATTACTAGAGGCAGAAAAACCAATAACAAAGAAACAAGCCTGTGAAATATTAAACATAACATACAATACAACTAGATTAGCAAATATAATAAAAGAACACAAAGAAGATATAGAATATAAGGCTAGAAGAAAAGCCGAGAAAAAAGGAACAGGGGCTACAGAAGATGAAATAAAGTATGTAGCTCAATCATACATAGATGGCGATAATGTTTCAGATATTGCGAAAGGAATATTTCGTTCGCCTTCTTTTGTAAGAGGAATTATAGAAAGACTAGGAATTCCTAAAAAGTATGCTCAGACAGATTATGATGGAATACGAAACTCTGTCTTGCCTGACCAGTGTGTTTCTGACACATTTGAAGAGGGTGAAATCGTATGGGCAAGAAAGAAAAACTATCCTGCGATAGTAATAAGAGAACACACAAAACTAATGAAAGATGGTCGTACTTACGAACAAAAGTACGGCTGTAAGTGTTATCTACTGTATACCATAGAGTGTACAGACTTAAGTGAAACTCTATTTCCTCAATTAGAGTTTGCAGGTGGTTATCATTCTTGTATGGCATATGATATAGGAAGCCTAAGACACTTAGAGAAGTATGTAAATGTACTATCTAAGTAGTATTAAGGAAAGACCAATGGAAATATTTTTGGCAATTTATATAAGTGGTGTAATTACGGCTATGTACGCACTTTACTGGCCTGCTTGGAAAATTATTCGAGCAGTTAATCCAGATAACCTATTAGTTAGAAAATGGTTATTGTCTACAATAGTTGTATTTATAATGTTTTTATTTACTTTTCCCGTATTTATACTTGCCTTACTTTTTCCAAATAAGACACAGCGTTTTATTAATGGTTTTGTAAAAGGAGCAAATGGAGAAGAATGAATAGTTTATTAGAAGCAATCATAAAGAAAGCGGAGGGAGAGATAGCAGTAGCAAAAGGAAATATATCAGTATATTTACGAAATCCTACAGCTATTGGCGACCACCCAAATATAGTAGAAGCTATTGAAACACAAATAGATAGAATAGCCGAAGCGCACGAGAAAATTGAAACTATCAAAGAGCATTTTAGTTAGGAACAAAAAAATAGTTCTTGACTTTTGGTTAAATTTTTCATATAATATATATTAATGGAAATAAATCTATGAGTGACAGATTTTATCAACAAATGCTTAGTTCGACTGGTTGGTGTCCAGGCTATCGTGCCACGACATCAATCGAGGATTATGAAAACAAATTCGGAAAATTAAGGAGAAAAAGAAAAATGGCTTGGGAAGATTCAAGAAAACAAGAGGCAGTAGATATGTACACTAGTGCAGAACCTACTCCAGAGACCTCAATGGAAATTGTAGCAGATATCGCTGAACAGATGGGCGAATCTGTAAATGGTGTTAGAATGATACTAACTAAAGCTGGAGTTTATGTAAAGAAAACACCAGCAGCTAGAAGTTCATCTAACGGTAACGGTGGTGGAAGAGTTTCTGTTGCAGACGCACAGAATTCTTTAACTAATGCTCTTACTGACGCAGGTATTGATGTTGATTCAGCAATCATATCAAAACTTACAGGTAAGGCAGCTGTTTACTTTACTTCTGTAATAGAAAAGCTAAACAATTAATTTAGTATTTCTTAGCAGGGACAACTATGTCCCTGCATTTTTACATCTTTAAAAAGAACCAAAAGTTTAACAATTCAAAAAATTTTGTTAGATTAAACTGGAGGAACGAATGACAAAAGATGATTTTAAAAAGAAAATGGACGATGCTGGAGACGCATATGTCACATATCGAAGTAGAAATAGTAGAAAACTAAAATACAATATATGCACTAGGGATTTCTCAACTCCCTATATAAAAGCTAGAAAGAACAGGGCAAAGGAAGGCTCAGATACTGTGCTGCTCTTTTGTTGGGATACTGATTCTTATAGATTACTTAATTACAAAGATGTAACTAAAATTTTACCTTTGAACAAGGTGGTGAAGAATGATTGATTTACAGGAACCACCATTTTATGAAAAAACCATCAACTATGATGAAAATAAACATATAAAAATATGTCTTACAGTTCATACATTCAAAGGAGTTGAGTGGTTATCCATCAGAAAATATTACCAAGACTTTGACGAAGAGTGGAAGCCAGGTAATGAAGGAATAACTATGCCGTTGGACTTAGATAATGCAAGAGAAATGTTCCTAGGATTAGTAGAAATATTATCTCTAGCTGAAAGTAAAACGATACTCGAACAAGAGTTCAAAGAAATTTTAGATAAAATTTACCTCAACTAAAAATATTTCTTGACTTTTGCTTATAATTTTGATATAATATATGTATGATTATAAATGGAAGTTTAAATTACGATATATATGGGAGAAGAAAGAAGTCTACTCCCAGAAAAAGAACAAACCGTCAAGGGGCTGTAGCTCAGATGGGAGAGCGTCGCGTTTGCACCGCGAAGGTCGCTGGTTCGACTCCAGTCAGCTCCACCAAACTGCCTAAGTATACCCCCGCAGAAGATACTTCTTACAAAAAGAAGATTAGTAGTAAGTATACTGTAGCTATAGCATATAACAAGGGAGCTTATCAAGTTATCCCTAAATCAGACATTAAAGATATAGGAAAATGAAGTTACAAGAGTATATAGAGTATTGTGAAAAAATGTATTACGAGGGAACACCTGTAATAGATGATGAAGTCTTTGACAGACTAAAAGTGCAATACGACTATGTAGGATTTAAAAGTGACGACAATAAAGTTCCTCATGCTTTCAAACTTTATAGTTTACAAAAAGTTTTTGAAGGAGAGGATACTCCGCCATCTTGGGCAAAAGACGATGCATGCATTGTTACACCCAAGTTAGATGGAGCAGCTGTTAGTGTAAGTTACCATGGTGGTCTTACACTTGCTCTTACTAGAGGCGATGGAAAACATGGAGTAGATATTACCAATTTGGTTAAGCACCTAGTTCCTCCAACTATTCCATTACCATTTCTTCAAGTAGTAGGTGAAGTAGTTGCTCCGAAGAGCATACCAAATGCTAGAAACTATGCTGCTGGGGCATTGAACTTAAAGAATGAACAAGAGTTCCTCTCCAGAGACCTAGTATTCATAGCACATAGTTGTGAACCTGTAAATGGTAGCCCAACTTATTTAGAAGATATGAAAATGCTTTCAGAGTATGGATTTGAAACTGTACTGACTTGCGATGCTAGTATGTATCCTCAAGATGGCGAGGTTTTTAGAATTGACAGTAATGAAAAATATCAAGAACTAGGATATACTTCACACCACCCGAGAGGAGCATTTGCTTTTAAAACTAGGGAAGAAGGAGTAGTAACTACTCTACTTGATGTGGAGTGGAATGTTGGTAAGTCTGGAGCAGTTTCTCCAGTTGCAATTCTAGAGCCTATCGTAATTGATGACGCAAACATTACAAGAGCAACTCTACACAATGCTGGGTTTATAAAAGGACTAGGCTTGGAGATAGGTTGCAAAGTAGAAGTTATACGAAGTGGCAAAATTATACCAAAGATAGTAAGGAGAGTAGAGTGATATTATACTCAGAAAGACAGTTAAAAACTGAATACGACTTATGGGTACATGAGCAACTAAGAATACAGAAACGAACAGGAGTCAAGTTTGAAATACCTGACATAGAGGTATTCAGACGAGATGTATATGAACCAACATTAGAAGAGGTGTATAAAGACGATGCTTTTTGAAAGTAAATTACTAACAATTATTGTTATTATTCTAGCAGTCTTTGCATTTGTATTGTTCTTTTTTGACGATACAGACCCACCTGATATTAGTATGTGGAGAGATGACTAATGGAAAAGCCAATATTATTACACTCTTACTGGAGAGATAAAAGAAAAGCAGAAGTATATAAATATCATGACCATTACATAGTGAGATGCTATGATGGTGATGAAATGTTAGGAACAAGAATTATAAAAGAACATAGTGAAAGATATGCGGAAGATGCCGCTGAAAACTATGTCGATGGATTATGGGAGTTAGAAGATAAAGAACATGGGATTTTTTAGTAGAGACAAAAGAAGTGTGAGAATACACAAGGAGTCTGCCTTTAGTATAGGCAGTGCTTTAATCACACAGTTTCCCTTAAATTACTTAATACTGTGGTTATGTATTGAGATTTGGGATATTACAAGTGCGTGGTCGCTGTCAGTTATATCAGTAGCATTTATGACAGTCACAGCATACATTCGAGTGTTTTATACACGATTATACTTTTCACAGAGGTATAAAGAGAATGATTTATAATAAATTAAAATCAGCTCCATACGGAGATGGTTTTAGATGGTTTCGACTTGCTTATAGAATGAAATTGTGGTTATTCCGTGGCAGGTAAGTATAACGAAACCTACTTTAAGAACAGGCCTGAAGAAAAAGAGAAGCCTGGTATCTTATATTTAATTAAAATGATAAACCCTGAGACGGGCGAAAAGTTTATTAAAGTAGGGATAGCCAAAGGCAGAAAAGGAAAAACAGGCAGAGGAACACTCCAAAGAGGAGTTAGTGGTGACTTCTATTCACCACAGTATAGACAAATGAGAGTTAGAGAGTGGTTTGGACCAATCTATGATTGTTGGAAAATGGAACAAGCCATTCATGAAAAATACAAGGAAGATTCATATAAACCTTCCATAAAATTTGGTGGACATACCGAATGTTTTAACTTCGAATGTTTGCTAAAGATTAACCAAGACTTTCCAAAAAATAGTTCTTGACAAACGTTGGTGTTTTATTGTATAATATACTTATATTTTGAAAAGACAGATGAAAGAAATAGATATACCAGTGAATTGTCCAGCTTGTGGCTCTGTGCTACAGCTAGTCAATGAACAGTTATTCTGTTACAACGATTCTTGTCATGCGAAGTCTTCGAAACAAGTAGAAAACTTTGCAAAGACTCTCAAAATTAAAGGACTTGGCCCTGCCACTATCAGTAGGTTGGGCATACAAGACCTTCACGATATTTATTCATTTTCACAGAATGAGTTATGTGACTTGCTAGGGTCGGAGAAATTGGGTATCAAGCTACACCATGAAATAGAGAAAAGTAAAGCTGTTGACCTCATTACTCTCTTACCTGCATTTAGCATTTCATTAATTGGTCGAACTGCGACTGAAAAGCTGTCTCGAGTAGTTTCGCACATAAGTGAGATTAATCCAGCAACTTGCTCAGAAGCAGGTCTCGGCCCTAAAGCTACGGATAGTCTAGTAGATTGGTTAGTTAATAATTTTCATACTAACGAATACTATAAACTTCCCTTTTCTTTTAGTTGCAAAACTACTCAGCCAAAAGAAAATGTGAACGGCACAGTATGTATCACGGGTAAATTAAAGAGTTATCCAACTAAAGCTGCGGCAAAAGCAGTATTAGAAAAGTTGGGATACATAGTAAAAGACAACCTAACAAAAGAAGTTACTGTGCTAATAAATGAAAGTGGATTAGAAAGTAGTAAAACCAAGACTGCTCGAGAACGAGGAGTCCAGATAATTGAAAATTTAAAAAAATTTATAGGAGAAAAATAAAATGGCATTACCAAAATGGACAGACGAGAGAACACAATCTCTTGTTGATTTTGTAGGCGAAGGCCCTGTTTCTCAAGTTGTTGTTGCACAAGCGGCAGAAGAATTAGAAACTTCTTCAAGAAGTGTTTCTTCAAAACTTAGAAAAATGGGTTACGAAGTTGAATTAGCTTCAGCTTCAGCTTCTAAGTCTTTTTCAGACGAGCAAGAAGCAACATTAAATAACTTTGTTGTAGATAACAGCGGAGTTTATACTTATGCGGAAATCGCACAGAACTTTGAAGGCGGAGCATTTAGTGCTAAGTCTATTCAAGGTAAAATTCTTTCTATGGAACTTACAGAGCATGTTAAACCTGCTCCTAAGCCAGAAAGTGTTAGAACTTACACACCTCAAGAAGAGGAGCAGTTTGTATCAATGGTACAAGGTGGTTCTTTTGTTGAAGAGATTGCAGAAGCTCTCGGTAAGAGTGTAAATTCTATCAGAGGTAAAGCATTATCATTACTAAGAAGTGGTGACATCAATGCTATACCAAAGCAAAAAGAGACTAAGGGTTCAAGCAAGGCAGACGTCCTAGCTGACTTAGATATCTCAGGCATGTCAGTTGAAGATATTGCAAATGAAATCGGAAAGACTGTTAGAGGTGTTAAAACCATGCTAACAAGAAGAGGACTTCAGTGTGCAGACTACAACGGCGCTGCTAAAAAAGAAATCGGCTAGTTAAAATTTCTTTCGGGGGCTTCTATCACGAGTGATGGCCCCCACTTTATTATTTTAGGGAGGTAGAATTGAATCTTGCTTCGGCACTTATAAAACAGATAATTATACAAGATGATATAGAAACTTGGAGTGCACTTAAGGAAAATTACCTAAGTGGAGACCTTCAAGGGATTTTTCGCGTCTTGAATAATCATGTTGAGTTATATAAGAAACTTCCTACCTTTGAGGAGTTACACTTTGAAGTAAGAGATGAAGCTACCCTAGATAAAATTTATGCGATAGAGTCTGTAGAAACAGATATTGACGCATGGATGCTGTTAGATTATTTAAAGAACGAGTATACCCAAACAGAGATATTTAAAGAGCTAGAACAATTTATTGACACTAGCATAGGGTTTCAAACAGCAGAAGAAAATATAAATACTTTATCTGATATAGTATTAAACGTATCGGATAGAGTTGATTTAGTTCCGCCTGAGGAAAGTATGCAAAGAATGAATATATTTGAGTCAGACGAAGAACTTTCAAGATATTTACCACTTGGATTAAATGCAGAGTATGATGCAGACTTTGCTTTTTCACCAAATGATTTAGTATTAGTTGGTGGTAGAAGAGGAGCTGGTAAATCTTTGACTTGTTGTAATGTTGCAGTCAATGCTTATAATCAAAACAAGTCTTCAATCTATTTTACTATCGAGATGGATAGTAGAGCAATACTACAAAGAATGTGTTCCATAGCAACTGGAATACCAATGAAAAGACTAAGAACAAAAGAAATGGCTCCACTAGAGTGGCATGAATTAGCAAAGTGGTGGGCAGGAAGATATGAGAATGGATTAGAGATATTAGCTAAGTACTCTAACATAAAAGAAGAATTCAATGATTTTCATAGAGATTTAACAAGAGAGCCACTACACAAAGAAAGACAACTAGATATTGTTTATGACCCTGGGCTTACATTAGGAAGAATACAAGCAGAGCTAAAACAAAAAGTAGAAGTTATAAAGCCAGGAGTAATTATAGTAGACTATCTAAACCAAGTAACAAGAAACAACAGACCAAGCCGATCGGGTCAGTACGATTGGATAGAACAAGTAGAGATTAGTAAAACACTAAAATCATATGCACAAGAGTATGGAGCTATGGTATTCTCTCCGTATCAAACAGATTCAACAGGAGAAGCTAGATTTGCAAAAGGCATACTAGATGCTGCCGATGCTGCTTACTCCTTGAATGTTTGGGAGCAAGAAGATAACTGTATGACATTCAATTGTGTAAAAATGAGGAGTAGAGAAATGAAATCGTTTACAAGTGCTGTGAATTGGGAAACATTAAGGATTGGTCCTGAATCAGCAATGAATCCAGAGGAGAAGTCGGCACTAAAAGAACAAATGTTTGAGGGAGAAGGAGCGCAAGAAGAAATTAGATGAATGTAGAAGAGCTTCTTATAGAAAAAGATATAGAGTATACATCTAAAGGTAAAGATTTTATAGTTAGATGTTTAAGTAAAGACCACGACGACCACAACCCCTCAATGAGAATAGATAAAGAAAGTGGTGTATTTCACTGCTTTTCTTGTGGTTATAAAGGTCAATTACATTTATTTTTTGGACTAAACCAAAATGTGCTAGACTCAACAAGAAGTAGATTAATAAATAAGATAAGATTAAAAAGACAATCAACTACTGGAGTAGAAAAACCTAGTGGTTGGTTACCATACAAAAGTAATTTTAGAGGTATCTCAGCTGGTACTTTTGAAAAGTTTGAAACATTTACAGCAGTTATTAGCCCTTTCACAGATAGACTATGTTTTCCTGTGAGAGATATATCAACAAAGATTGTTGCCTTTGTTTGTAGAGGGAAGAGAGGTATGACTCCCAAATATTATAACACTCCCGTTGGAGCCAACTTACCTCTCCACCCCATATCAGCAAGACCAATAAATGACACAGTTATTCTTACAGAGGGAATATTTGATGTTCTAAAGTTATGGGAAGGTGGATTAACAAATGCAATGTGTATATTTGGAGTACAAGGAGTAAACGAAGATAAGTTATCCTTGTTAAAATTAAAAGGAATTAGAAAAGTCGATGTACTACTAGATAGTGATACAGCTGGGCAGATGGGAGCAGAAAAGATAAAAACAATATGTGATAGGATTAACCTAGACGCAGAGATTAAACAATTACCAGAGGGTATCAATGATGCTGGTGACCTTTCGGTAGAACAAGTGAGAAACATGAGGAGATTATATTATGGCAAGAATAGCATTAATTGAAACAAAACCCTCCAGACAAAAACATCTGGAGTTTGATTTTGTTACAGATAGATTTGCTCTTTGTTCCGACCCAAGTAAGAAAAAAGTTCTAAAAGGAGATGTGGACTTAGAGATAGATGTAGATGACTTTGATTGGGTAATTCTTGTTGGGTCAGAGCCAACAAAATACTTTACAAAGATAACATCAGTTACAGAGTATAGTGGTAAAGTAGTAGATAAAAAATTTATACCACTAATTAATCCAGCGATGTTAAGTTTCAAACCTGAAATGAAACAAAAGTGGAAAGAAAGCATAGAAAGTGCAGAACAGTATGTAACTGGCCAACTAAAACAAAAAGAATTATCGGAAGATAAAGTTTATGGAATAACAGATAGTAGAGACTTATATGTATTTTTAGATAAAGCAATAGATTCAGACTATGACTTTATTGCACTCGACTGTGAGACAACAGCGTTATACCCCAGAGATGGTTATATGCTAGGCTTTAGTTTATCTTATGAGCCTGAGCATGGAGCGTATGTGTCAGCAGACTGTATTGATGAAAAAGCAGAACATCTCATGCAACTATTATTCGATAAGAAAAGAGTGGTATTTCATAATGCTAAATTTGATTTAGGTTTCTTTGAGTTTCATTTTGGATTTAAGTTTCCAAGATTTGAAGATACAATGCTATTACACTACGTAAACAATGAACAACCAGGAACACACGGGTTAAAACAACTATCACTTAAGTATACAGACTATGGTGATTATGAAAAACCTATGTATGATTGGATAGAACAGTATAGAAAACAACATGGAATATTAAAAGATAGTTTTCAATGGGAGATGATACCTTTTGATATTATGAAAAAGTATGCTGCGATGGACGCAGTATGTACTTTTATTTTATTTCAAAAGTTTGAAGAATATACTAAAGATAAAAAATTCTATAAAGTATATACAGACATACTCTTACCTGCTTGTAGGTTTTTAACAGATGTACAAGACAATGGTGTTCCATTTGATAAAGAAAGACTATGGAAGTCCACAGAACTAATGCAAACAGATATAGAACAAGCTATAGAAAAGTTATATGAGTTCAAAGAAGTAAAAGAGTTTGAAGAAAAAGAACAAAAAGAGTTCAATCCAAACTCTACTATTCAGCTTCGTTCTTTACTTTTTGATTATTTAGGACTAGAGCCAACAAGCATAAAAACAAGTACAGGAGCAACCTCTACAAATCAAGAGGCTCTAAATATACTCTCGGAAAGCCATGATGTTCCAAAACTAATATTAGACATAAGACAGAAAGTCAAAATTAAAAATACCTACTTAGATAAAATTATTCCCGCACTAAATCGTGATGGAAGATTAAGGACAAATTTCAATCTACATGGTACAACATCAGGAAGATTAAGTAGTAGTGGTAAACTTAATATGCAACAAATACCTAGAGATAACCCAATCGTTAAGGGTTGTATAAAAGCAAAACCAGGTAATAAAATTGTTGCAATGGACTTGACAACAGCAGAGGTTTATGTTGCGGCTGTATTAGCCAATGATAAAAACCTTCAAGATGTTTTTCGACAAGGAGGCAACTTCCACTCTACAATTGCTAAACTAGTTTTTAATTTACCTTGTGAAGTAGATGATGTAGCGGAATATTACTCAGTAGAAAGACAACAAGCTAAAGCTGTTACATTTGGAATAATGTATGGTGCTGGTGCTTATAAGATTAGTGAACAAGTTACAAAGGACAGCGGTAAGTATTTTAGTAAATCCGAGGCAGAGGAAGTTATACGAGATTACTTTACAAAGTTTTATGGTCTAAAGAAATGGTTAGATGATAGAAAAGCTTTTATAAGTCAATATGCATATGACTTTTCTTATTTTGGAAGAAAGAGAAGGTTACCTAATGTTAAATCAGATAATAAAGGAATCGTCGCACACGAGATTCGTTCAGGAATTAATTCTTTAGTTCAATCGGCAGCTTCTGATATTAACTTACTTGGAGCAATAGACTGTCACAATCAACTAAAGAATGTAGACTACAAAGCAAATATTTTTGCACTTGTGCACGATTCAATACTTGCAGAAGTAGAAGAGGCAGGAGTTGATAAGTATAAAGAACTGCTCAGAGACTGTGTGCAAATAGATAGAGGATTAAGCATACCCGGTTGCCCAATAGGGTGTGACTTTGAAGTCGGTGACGACTATAGCATGGGCAAATTTGAGGAGAAATATCTATGAAAGAGATGAAGTGGCCAGTTATAATATCCGTCTGTATGGCAGGGATAATATATTATGCAACACAAGATACTCCTCGTCAAGCAAGAGTGCAAGGGTGTTATGGAGAGTGTTATGAAGAATATAAAAGAATTCATGGCTCAGTAGTAGAAGAACTAAGAGTACAACAATTAGCTGCTGCAGAAGACCCCTTCTCTTCAATACGAGGATTATGGAGTGGTTGTGCTGCCTGTCATGGTTCAAATGGAGCAGGTGGAATAGGACCAGCGATTGCTGGTGTAGAGATTGCTGATATGCTTAGAGCATACAGAGCAAAAGAAACAAGAGGACCTCAATCAGTAATGATGTGGGGCCAAGCGAGTCAATTAAGTGACCAAGAAATTGAGTTACTAAGTAAATTTACAAAGGAGGAACTATGATTGTTACAATTTATGGTAAAACCGATTGTTTATATTGCACTAAAGCAAAACAACTAGCAGAGATGAATAACTGCGAAGTAGAATATTTGTTGTTTGGAAAAGACTTTACTGCAAAAACTATGTTAGAAAAATTTCCTAATGCAAGAACATTTCCACAAATAGTAGTAAATGGAGATAGCATTGGAGGGTATTTAGAGTTAAAAAGCATATTAGATGAAACCTGAACAATTAGAGTTCCAATTGAATAAAACACAAGACGCAACTCCAGAGGAACAAAAAGAGTGGCTAGAAAAAGAACTCATTCCGTATGGAGAAGCTCAATTAAAATTTATAACCATTATGGCAATAGTACAGTTATTTACACTTATATTTATGTTAGTTGCATTTAAGGTGATTAGTCATGCAATTGAATGATGTAAGATTTCCACTTTTTGTTCTTCATGATGAATGTGAGGAACAAGATGGTTTATTGTGGTGTGATGGAATGGTAGTTGATGACCGTAATCAAAAGGGAGATACTCTCGGTAAAAGAAGATTACAGTCACCACATCAATTATATCCACTAAAAAGAATGATAGAGGATTTTACAGCATTAATTAAACATAGAGGTAATAACTATGTAGATACTAATGGAAAGTATTTTCGTTACACTAAATCAATAAAAGGAGATTTAATTTGTCATAAGATTAAGAAAACAGAAAGTAAAAATATTGGAACAGTAGTATGGCTAGAGGGTATTCCTTCTGCCTTCACAGAGAAAAGACCTTTACCTACAGAAATGAGATATGCAAGAGTATTATATCTAGGTAAAAATCCTTTTCTTGTGTATGACTATTGTACAAATAAGAAAAGAAAAACATGGAGAAAAATATGAATAAGTTCAAAGCGCCACCAAATATAGCAACATTCTTTTTAAGAATACCGCTATCGGCTATGTTTTTACAACAGGGATTAAGTAAGTTACCTGTTGATGGAGCAGTTGCAGAGGCCTGGGGATTACCGTACATTGTATGGTGGTTTGTTACCTGGGGAGAGATTGGTGCTGCGATAGGACTTATGGTAGGTGGAGTCATAGGATTAATACCTTGGAATCATAGACACTTTTTTCTGTCACGAATAGGCAGATATTATCCTAGATTCAGATTGATAACTGAAGAACTAGGAGATTTTATTACTAGATTTAGTGGTATTACTATGACTTGTGTTGTCACAGGAGTTATATGGCTTATGAGCCCTGCAAGTCTTTGGGACGTAATTTATAAAGATTATCTACATGTAAGTTTATATGTAGGTGGACTTTATTTTGCATTGAGAGGTAATGTAAGATGAGGCATATAATGGAAACACCTATCTTTGTAGGACACAAAGCATTAGATACAAAATTAGTTGATATGTTTATTGAGAAAGGAAAAGAGCTTGTTATACAAGAAGCAGTAGTAAATCAAGAAGATTCAGTACTAAAAGATAATTCTTACAGACAAACAGATGTTGGATTTTTTCCAAAAGGACACATGGTAGAAACAATTATCAAAGCTCTAGTAACAAATGTAAATGATATATCTTACAAATGTGAAATAACTGATGCAGAGAATATACAGTTTGGAATCTATAGAGAGGGATATTTCTATAAACCACATAGAGATTTTGACCCTAGCTGTCCAAATGTTCGTAAATTATCAGTAACCGTTCAACTTTCTGACAGTCATCACTATGAAGGCGGTGACTTTAGACTTTGGGATTTTTTCGGAAATGAAGTTGCAGACCCAAAGTGGAGAGATAAAGGTACAATACTTATCTTTCCGTCTTGTTTAAAACATGAGGTAACACCAGTTACCAAAGGCACTCGTATGTCGTTAGTACAATGGTACATCGGCCCTGAGTGGAGATAAATATGGATTTAATAGAAAAATTAGAAAAAGGCATTGTTTTGATTACATTTGAAAGTCTAAATAGTGGTAAAATATATAGTAGAGAGTATACTCTCAAAGAAGAGTTTTTACCCACAAAAATAGAACATCAGTCAGGAGACAAAGTGATTTGTTTCAATGTAGACTTTCAAAAGTGGGAAGATATAGACATTGCTACTATTCGCGATTGGAAAGTTGTTGAATGAAGGCAGTTTTACGCAATCGCATTTATATGGAGGTATCTCCCAGTCAGCAGGTAGACGTAGATGAAGAATTAACATATACTCTTCCACCTCGTAGACCTGGTGACCCTCCATTCGTAATAAAAAATATGGGAGTTATTAGAAAAGGGCTTGTTACACTTCCAATAGGAAGAACAGATTTAATACCTAGTGGACATGAAATAGAAGATAAAAGAGTGCTTTCCCCAATCGAACCCTTATCGTTTGGATACACACTTCGCGCCTCCCAACAAGCCGTATATAGCGAAGTGCTCGACTCCTGCATTATTAATGCTTGGGTTAGTTGGGGAAAGACTTTTACTGGATTAGCGATTGCTAATAAATTAGGACAAAGAACATTGATTGTTACACACACATTACAATTACGCAATCAGTGGGAAAAAGAGATAAAAAAAGTATTCGGGGTCGATGCGGGTGTAATCGGCTCTGGAAAATTTGAAATAAAGGACTTTACTGTCGGAAATGTGCAGACATTGTATCGTCGAATTGACGACATCAAAGACAAGTTTGGAACACTTATACTTGATGAAATGCATCATGTAAGTAGTCCAACATTTAGTCGTATTATTGACGCAAGTCATGCACGATACAAAATTGGACTCACAGGAACGATGGAGAGAAAAGATGGTAGGCATGTAACATTTCGTGACTATTTTAGTAATGATGTACACAGACCACCAAAAGAAAACTTTATGATACCTAGTGTAAAACTTATAAAGTCTGGAATAAGATTTCCAGATGGTGCTCATGCGCCGTGGGCTAGTCGTATTAATGCGATTGCCTACAATCCTGAGTATCAAAATCAGGTGGCACTACTTGCGGCAAATTATGCAGCATTGGGTCATAAAGTACTACTTGTAAGTGATAGAGTTGATTTTCTAAGAGTCTGTCAAAGACTTATTGGGGATAATGCAGTCTGTATCACAGGACAAATTCCGCACGAAGAGAGACCTGCACTACTCGCAACACTTGAACATGATAAAGATGTGTTGTGTGGTACACAGGCTATATTTAGTGAAGGAATTTCATTGAATGCGCTGAGTTGCCTAATTTTGGCAACACCAATAAACAATGAGCCTCTCTTAACACAGCTTATTGGAAGAGTAATTAGAACACAAGAAGGAAAGAAGCAACCTGTAATCGTTGATATACATCTCGAAGGTAATACCGCAAGGAGACAGGCAAATGCCCGACTCGGATATTATATGAAGCAGGGGTACGATATTGAGACGATATAAGCATGGAAAAATACTTCTTGACAAATGGTTAAAATTTTGATATAATGATAAAATATAATTGGAAAAGGATATATAGAGCAACTAACGGGAAAGTTCGTGATATTATTACGGTGGTACATTCCCTTACCTATAATCTTCAACCAAGAAATAAAAGAGATAGGCTTTACAAGTATTATCAGAAAGACTTTACTGGACAAAGTTTCTTACTAAATCCAGAAAAGCTATTTTTACACCGAGAAGAATACGAGGATATCGAGATTGCACAGTATGTAGGTATTGCATCGCAGCGGTCTTATGCCAACTATAAACTCAGTAAAGATACCACATTAGACCTTTTCGAGTACGACGGAAAGGACATTATTTTATATAGTAACAGACTTCTAACAGTAAGTGGTAATCGTATACACTTTAAGTTCGAAGACATTAAGGAGTAAAAAATGGCATTGACATTTAATCAATCTAAGGGCGAAGCCCAAAAAAGCAAAGTGAAAAGCTATACCTATGTAGACGGAGATAATCAAGTACGTCTAGTAGGAGATATATGCTCAAGATATGTTTACTGGCTAAAAGGAGAGAATGACAAAAACATTCCTATGGAGTGTCTTTCCTATGACAGAGAAAAAGAAACATTTAATAATCTTGAGAAAGACTGGGTCAGAGAATATAATCCTGACCTAAAATGCACTTGGTCTTATGCAATACAATGTATTCATAATGGCGAATTACAAGTTTTTAATTTAAAGAAAAAATTATGGGAGCAAATTAGAGTTGCTGCTGAAGATTTAGGTGACCCAACAAACGCAGAAACAGGTTGGGATATATTCTTTAAAAGAGTAAAAACTGGACCTATGCCTTACAATGTGGAGTATCAGTTACAACCACTAAAAAGTAAGCCAAGAGCATTAAATGAATCAGAATTAGAATTAATTAAAGATTTAAAATCCATGGACGACGTTCTTCCAAGACCTACACCTGACGCTCAAAAAGAGCTTCTTGACAGACTAAGAGAAGGTGCAGGAAACTCAAACAATGAGTCTATTGAGGAGGACTTTGCATGATTGGAATAGGAGATACATTTCCAGATTTTGACTTAAACGGAGTAGACTGTGAAAACACAATTGCAGAGTTTGCTATGAGTGAAGTTAATGGCTGGTCAATATTCTTCTTTTATCCAAAGGATTTCACTTTTATTTGTCCTACTGAGATAAGTGGGTTCAATATAATAGGTGATGAAGCCGAAGTCTACGGTATAAGTGGAGACAACGAATTTTGTAAACTTGCTTGGAAAGAAAGTAATGAACAAATCGAAGATATAAACTTCACTTTACTAGCAGATTGTGGATTAAATCTAGCAAAAGAATGCGGAGTAACAGACGGAAAAGTTTGTTATAGAGCAACTATCATAGTAGACCCTAAAGGGGAAGTTGCTCATGTATCAGCTAATAGAGATGATACAGGAAGAAATGCAGATGAAGTATTACGAACCCTTCAAGCACTAAAAGCAGGTGGACTCACAGGCTGTGCTTGGCAACCAGGTGATAACTTCGTTGTATGATTCTTTTTACCGCTGATTGGCACATAAAGTTAGGTCAAAAAAATGTTCCGTTACCGTGGGCTTGCTCACGGTACGAACTTTTTTACCAACAAATACATGACGCCATCAAAAAACATAATATAACCCTTCATATTATAGGTGGAGATTTATTTGATAGAGTTCCATCTATGGACGAACTCACTCTGTATTTTGACTTTGTAAAAGGTGTTAATGTACAGACTATTATATTTGATGGTAACCATGAAGCAACTAGAAAAAATAAAACATTCTTTACAAATTTAAAAAGAGTGACAGAAGAACTCAATCCAAAAGTAAAGGTTATAACAGAAACTTTTTATCTTCATGATTGGGCTATTCTACCCTATGCTGACTTACACAAAAAAGACAGTATAGAAGATATAGATGATGTAGACTATCTATTTACTCATGTGAGAGGAGAAATACCACCACATGTAACACCAGAAGTAGATTTAGAGAGATTTGATAAGTTTAAGACTGTTTTTGCAGGAGATTTACATGCTCACGAGAATACTCAACGAAACATAGTATATCCTGGCAGTCCTATGACAACATCTTTTCATAGAAACCTAGTAAAGACAGGCTACATAGTGATAGACCCAGATTGGTCTTGGACTTGGCATGAATTTAACTTGCCACAATTATTAAGAAAAACTGTGAGTAACCCAGACGAAATGGTACAAACAGATTTTCACCATACTATCTATGAATTAGAGGGAGATATGGGCGATTTGAGTAATGTACAAAACTCAGATTTATTAGATAAAAAAGTTATAAAAAGAAAGACAGAGGCACAGCTAATTCTTGGCTCAGACATGACAATAGAAGAAGAGTTAGTAGAGTATCTCAGTTACATATTAGAATTAGAAGAACAAAAAATTAAAAATATTATAGGAGTATTTAATGATAAAGCTAAAGAAGCTGAAGTGGAGTAATTGTTTCAGCTACGGCGAAGGTAATGAGCTAGAATTAGGCTCTGATACTTTAACACAACTTGTAGGAACAAATGGAACAGGAAAAAGTTCTATCCCTATTATATTGGAAGAAGTTTTATTTAATAAAAACTCCAAAGGCATAAAGAAAGCAGATATTGCTAATCGTAAAGTTGGAAAAGGGTATGATATAACACTAGAGTTTAGTGTAAACTCAGACGAGTACGTTTTAGAGGTTATAAGAAAAGGAAATATAAAATGTAAACTGTGGGAAAATAACAAAGACATATCTTCTCATACTGCAACAAATACTTATAAAACACTAGAAGAAATTTTAGGTATAGATTTTAAAACATTTAGTCAAATAGTTTATCAAAATACAAATGCTAGTTTACAGTTTCTCACAGCTACCGATACTAACCGTAAAAAGTTTTTGATAGATTTATTACAACTTGATAACTACGTTAAGTACTTTGAAGTATTCAAAAACCTATCAAGGGAATGGAGTTCAGATATTTCCGTAGTGCAAGGGAAAGTAGCAACCATTGAAAAATGGTTAGTTGACAACAAATTAGAAAATATGATACTACTTCCAAAGATAAATCTACCAATTTACTCGGAAGAAGAAGAGAAAACTTTACGTTCTTTACAATTAGAATATGCAAATATTTCGGAAAAGAACAAAAAAATTAATCAAAATAATTACTATAAAGAACGATTACAGTCAATAGATATATCTGACCAATCGTACGAAGATAAAGAGTTACAAAGCTATGATAGCTTACAGTTAAAAGTAGGAGAACTACAAGCAATAGAGAGAAAACCAATATTTGCAGGAACAGACGAAAAGATATGTCCAACCTGCAAACAAGAAGTTAATATGGAATTAGTAGAAAACATACAAAATGAACAAAGGGAAGCGAGACAAAAAGCGAAAAACGAACTTATCCAAATTAGAGATGAGATTGATTCTATTAAATTCCAGAACGAGAGAATTATTGAACACAGAAATAGAAAAAAGGAATTTGAGGAAGTCTACAGAAGTATCGACCAAAACCTCCCCTCACTTGTCCTATCCGCAGAAGATTTACAAAACCGTATTGAATCTCTTTCAGAAATAATAAATGATAGAAAAGAAAAATTAGAAGAGGCAATAGAAGAAAACAATAAAAGAGAAAGACACAATACCAGACTTTCAATAATAAAAGAACAAACAGAGAAATTTGAAACAGAACTAGAAGAATTATTTTTAAAGTTAGACCATCTCGAAGACAAACTTTCTTGTGCGGATATACTCAAGAAAGCATTTAGTACAAATGGATTACTAGCTTATAAGATAGAAAACTTAGTAAAAGATTTAGAAGAATTAACAAACGAGTATCTTGCTGAGTTATCAGATGGTAGATTCAACTTACAATTTGTTGTAATTAATGATAAATTAAATGTTGAACTAGATGATGATGGAAAAGCTGTAGATATACTATCTCTTAGTGCAGGTGAACTCGCAAGAGTAAATACTTCCACGTTACTTGCAATTAGAAAACTAATGAGTAGTATATCAAAGTCAAGAATAAATGTACTTTTCTTAGATGAAGTTACAAACGTTCTTGATGAAGCAGGAAAAGAAAAACTAGTAGAGATATTATTAGGAGAGGAAGAATTAAACACCTACATAGTATCTCATGGCTGGACTCACCCGTTACTCTCTAAAATCGAAGTAATAAAAGAAAACGATATAAGTAGATTGGAGTAAACGATGGCACTAGAATTTTCAGATGTGATAAAACCACAACCAAAAGAAAATATTCTTATTGTAGACGGCTTAAATATAGCATTTAGATGGAGACATCAAGGAATACTTGACTTTAAGTGGGATTATATAAGAACTGTTGAGTCGTTGGCAAAATCTTATGAAGCGGGAACTATAATAATTACGGCAGATGGTGGGAGTTATTATAGAAAAGACATATACCCTGAGTATAAAGCAAACCGTAAAGAAAGATTTGCCGACCAGACTGAACAAGAGCAGAAAGAGTTTGAAATATTCATGGCAGAATTTTCAGACACACTTTCAGAACTAAGAAATAAACATTTAGTATTTCAGTTCAGAGGAGTGGAAGCAGACGATATCGCTGCTTACATTACTAAAAATTTAGATAAGTATAGTTTCCAAGACTGTTGGTTAATATCATCAGATAAAGATTGGGATTTACTTATAAACGATAGAGTTTCGAGATTTAGTACTGTTACTCGAAAAGAAACAACAGTATATAACTGGGACGACCACTATGATTTTGATATACCTGATTATATTACTTATAAGTGTCTAACAGGAGATAAAGGAGACAACATACCAGGTATTACTGGAGTTGGTCCGAAAAGAGCTGTGCAGTTGATGCAACAGTATGGAAACGTGTTTGATATTTACGATGCTTGCCCTATAAATGACAGGTATAAATACATTCAGAATCTTAACGAACAATCAGAACAACTTCTGATGAACGTAGAACTAATGGATTTACTTACTTATTCAGAGGAAGCTATCGGAATTGACAACAAAGAAATAATTGATAAGGAAATTATGAGGTATGTTGATGAAAATTGATTATAGTAGAGACAAGTTATTAGATGATATGTCTATTCGTACTTTGTCGGATAGATATATGGTGGGAGATGAAAATAGCCCACAAGAAGCATTTGCTAGAGCAGCAAAAGCTTTTGCTGATGATGATGACCATGCACAAAGATTGTATGATTATGCTAGTCAGCATTGGTTTATGTTTGCAACTCCTGTATTATCAAATGGAGGGACTGATCGGGGTCTCCCAATCTCATGCTTTCTTAACTATGTTGAAGATAGTAGAGAGGGTATTACAGGACATTATGTAGAAAATGCATTTCTTTCGTCTTTCGGTGGAGGAATCGGAGGCTCTTGGTCTGATGTTCGTGCATCTGGAACAAGGACTTCTAAAGGCTCAGAATCCACTGGTGTTATACCTTTTGTGAAAGTAGTAGACGCTGAAATGTTAGCTTTTTCACAAGGAGTGACAAGAAGAGGAAGTTATGCAGGTTATTTACATATTTCTCACCCCGAGATAGAAGAGTTTCTTGATATGAGAAAACCTACAGGTGGTGACACAAATCGTAAGTGTCTAAACTTACATCATGGAGTTGTTATTAATGACAAGTTTATGGAAGTTATACACAGAGCGACAAAAGAAAAAGACTTTGATGATTCGTGGGAACTAATAGACCCACACTCAAAAGAAGTAAAGAAAGTAATAAGTGCTAGAACAATATGGGTAAAACTGCTTCAAAATCGCATGGAAACTGGAGAGCCTTATGTTATGTTTGAAGATGCGGTAAATGCAGATTTACCTGAGTTCCAAAAGAAAAAAGGATTAAGAGTTCATCACAGCAATTTATGCTCTGAGATTACTCTTGCAACAGATGATGAAAGAACAGCAGTATGTTGTCTATCGTCTGTAAATTTAGAATATTATGACGAGTGGAAGAAGATACCCGCATTTATACCAGACTTGGTAAGAATGTTGGATAACGTACTTTCACACTTTATAGAAAATGCTCCTGAACAACTAGAAAGAGCAAAGTTTAGTGCTATGCGAGAAAGAAGTATAGGATTAGGAGCGATGGGCTTTCATGCCTATTTACAAAGAAACGGTATTCCTTTTGAGGGAGCTATAGCTGCTGCTGTGAATGAAGAAATGTTCTCACAGATAAAAGCTAGTGCGCAAACGGAAACAGAGAGACTTGCAGTAGAAAGAGGTGCTTGTCCAGACGATGATAGCTGTTCAGTTAGAAATGCTCATCTATTGGCGATTGCCCCTAATGCAAGTAGTTCTATTATATGTGGAAATACAAGTCCAAGTATAGAGCCTTATCGGGCTAATGCATTCACTCAGAAAACTAAAAGTGGTTCGTTCTTGCAAAAGAATAAATACTTAGAAATGCTTTTAGAAAAGTATGGAAAGAATGATGAAAATACTTGGAAGGATATAGTCACCAATAAAGGAAGTGTACAACATCTTGATTTCTTAACAGAAACAGAAAAAGAGGTGTTTAAAACTGCTGTTGAAATAAATCAGTCTTGGATAATTGAACACGCGTCAGAAAGACAGAAGTATATCTGTCAGGCACAAAGTGTAAACTTATTCTTTGCCCCTGATGTTCAGAAAAAAGAACTACATAACATTCATATGTTAGCATGGGCGAAGAATATGAAAACATTGTATTATCTAAGAAGTGAGGCTATTTCGAGAGCAGACAACGTATCAAATAAGATAAAAAGAGAGATAATCTTTGAGCAATCAGATTGTCTAAGTTGTGAGGGATAAATGTTATTAGAGGAAAGAAATTATTATAAACCTTTTAGTTATCCATGGGCTTTTGAGGCATACAAGAAGCAACAGCAGATGCACTGGTTGCCTGATGAAGTTCCTTTACAAGATGATATAAAGGATTACAATGAAAAATTAAGTCCTGATAATAGATTACTTTTAGATAATATCTTTAAGTTTTTTACTCAGGCAGACGTTGATGTATGTTGTGGATATGCAAAGCACTATCTACCAACATTCAAACAACCAGAAGTAAGAATGATGTTAGTAAGTTTTGCTGCTATGGAAGCAGTACATCAGGAAGCATATTCTTTGCTACTGGAAACTTTAGGTAAGTCTGACGATATGTACCAAGACTTTATGGATATTCAAGAAATGGTAGAAAAGCATGAATACTTAAGTGATTTCAATATGCAAGATAAATTCAATATTGCTAAAACTATGGCAGTATATAGTGGATTCACAGAGGGTGTTCAACTTTTCAGTAGTTTTGCTATACTATTGAACTATCCAAGACATAATTTAATGAAAGGTATGGGTCAGATTGTGACATGGAGTATTCGAGATGAATCTCTCCATGTAGAGAATGTATCGAAACTATTTCGAACATTTATAGCAGAGAATCCAGAGTTATGGACAGATAAGTTAAAGTATGAAATATACTGTGCTGCAGAAAGAGTTGTAGAACTAGAGGACAAATTTATTGATGTTTGTTTTGCAAATGCAGACATTCCTGATTTAACAGCAAAAGAAGTAAAAGAGTATATTCGTTATATTGCGGATAGAAGATTACTTGGACTAGGAATGAAGAATATATTTCATAGTACTGAAAATCCATTGCCTTGGATTGATATGCAAGTTAATGCGGTTGAGCATACCAACTTTTTTGAAAACAGAGCTACCGAGTATGCTAAGAGTAGCACCCAAGGAAATTGGGAAGATGTATTCTAAGGAGAAATAATGAGTACTCAAGAAACTAAAAACGAACCAGTATTAATGCTGGACGATAAGAAATACCTTATAGAAAATCTTTCCGATGATGCAAAACTGGTTATAGCTGCTTTGCAAAATCTTGGTGTTCAACAACAAGAACATCAAATGCAAGGACTACAGTTACAAGCTGCATCAGAATCATTATCTAATAAATTAAAAGAATTAGTTGAGGATTCCCCATCGGAAGATGAGATTGGAGAAGATACTCCAGTAATGTAACAAAGGGGCGAAAGCCCCTTTTTTTCTCCATCAACCACAATATAATACGCAAGATACCAATTTAACTCCAGTATCTGAATTACCTATTGTAACTTTTCCTATTGTTTTACTTCTAATAATATCATCTGATTGTACTTTAGCAGTACCATCACCATTTGATTCTAATAAGTCGCCACCATTACAAGCACCAGTCACAAGAATAGTACCTAAACCTACAGAAGCTATTAAAGGTTTATTGTCTGCTTCTGTTCTACTTTGTAAAACACCATATACTCTTGAATCACCAACTGAATCACTTACTTTTACTTTAGGGTGTTCTGCTCTTGTCTGACCACTTTTTGAACCAGAAACATAAGTATCTAATTCGTCTATTGTAGATACAACTGTGCCAATTGCAGTGTCGTCAGCTATACCAGATGTTTCATGTGTACCTGTAAAACCTTGTAAAGATACAGTTGCACCACTTACATTGATACTGCCTTCTTGTGACCCTGCTTGTTTAAATCTTATCATTTCTCCATCACTTCCTTGTCGCAATACAGAAAGTGCTGCTCCACCATTTCTTCCACAAACTGTATCAGCCCCTCTTTCGTGATAGAAACCAACTCCTGATGAAGAGTTAATTATGTTACCTGTCTCGGCTCCACCTAAACCTACATCACCATCAGAAAATATTCTGACTCGCTCTGAGCCACCAACAGTAAACCCTAAATCATTTGCATTTTGTCTAAAAATACCAGTAGTAGATGATGAGTTAAGTAAAAAACCCTCTCCATTACTTGCATTTACTTTGATATTTCCTGCGACCTCTAATTTTTGTGCAGGTGTGTCAGTTCCAATTCCAACATTGCCATTTGTATCTAAATATAATTGGGCACCAACACCAGCTCGAATGTTTATGTCGTGATAACCTCCACCAGTCTGCTTATATCCAACAATTTCAGCTAAAGATGTAGTGCTACTACTACCTTGTATGACTAATCCCGCAGCGGTACTTTCAAAAGCTGCTACTCCTTGACCAGAAGATTTTACATGCAATTCTCTAGCTGGACTTGTTGTTCCTATTCCTAAACCTGTAGAGGTTAATCTCATTCTTTCATTTTCATATGTAGCCACAAAAAATCCTAAGTCACTACCTAATTGAGCAAGTCTTGATGAAGATGTGTCGTTTTTTAAAACTAAGGCTGTAGCATTAGAACCAAATAAAGTTAGAACTCCATCGTGACCACCAAGATCAACTGGACTTGTTGTCCCAATCCCAACATTTTTTGCTGAATTTATAGTAAGGGCAACACCACTTGATAAATCAGAATTATTGGCAATCATAAATTTATCCGAGTCAGAATCTCTAGCACCAACTGCCCAATGGGTTGTGTTATTTACTAAGAAGTTTATAAATGGGTCTGCACCACCTTCACCTTCTATCTGTACTTTTGCTTCTGCTCCTGTACCAGTACCAAAGAAGGTAGCAACACCACCTGCTGAACTTGATATACCTACAGATAGCCTTCCTGACGAGTCAATCCTCATGCGTTCTGTTGGATTATCAGTAGTTGCTGAACCAGAAGCTAGAGTTCTAAATATTAACCGACCACCATTAGCCATTCCTGAATCTGCTTGAAAATCTATAGAGCTATGAACATAACTTCTAGCACGACCTATAATTCTGCCACCATGTCTACCATTAGCAGTATTGTCTGAACTTAAAACAAGTGTTCCACCTACACCAGAACCAAAACCAGGTTCATGTATTTCAAGTAAATTTCCTGTTAAAGCACCTTGAGTTTGAACAGAGCTTATACCAATACTTACATTGCCTGAACTGTCTATTCTTAGTCTTTCAGAAGCATTAACACGAAACTGCAATGCATCTGAAGCATGAAGATAGGATATCCAACCCCTATCATCATCTCCTGAATCACCAAAGACTAAATAACCTGCACCTGTACCTGAAGAGGTGTTTATTCTTACTTGTGGATTTGTAGAGGTTGATTGTATTATTCCTGCTACGTCTAGCTTTTGCGAAGGTGATGTAGTTCCTATACCTAAACGACCATTTACATCAAATCTAGCCCTCTCTGTTGATGCTGTAAAAAATCCTACAGAACCTGCTGAACTATCATTAGACTTAAGAGCCAACATATTTGGTGTTGAACCATGAGTAGACCCATAAGCAATCATAAATTTTTCAGAGCCACCATCTTTGCCGTCCATAATAAGTTGTGCAAAGTCTGAAGCATTGTTTGTAACAAAAGTAAATTTAAGGTCATTATCAGTAGAGTTTCTAATAAAACTTGAACTGTCAGATGTAACCTCTATGTTAGATGAACTAAAATCTAAAAATGTTCCTAATATCTTTGTTCTTGCCATTATTTAATTAACCACTCCTCTACGGTATCACTCATATCTCTTAACTTTATCCAAGATGTTGATTTTTGTTGTTCTTTTCTTAATCTTACTTTACCCATAATTCCTACACATTCCCATTCTTTTCTTTCACTTCTTGGTACATAAGTAAGTGATTCATCATAGTTAGGATTTAATTTTCTTCTTCTAAGATTGTTTCCGTTTTCATCTACTGTAATTACAACTGCATTTTCTGGCACAGTTACGTCACTTGGTATTTTATCTGTATGATACATTATTTTTTCTCTTTTTGGAGTATCACTCTCATCACTTGTCTCTTTTATCCACTCAGTTGCTGTATAATCTTCTTCGATATATCTTCCAAACTCGTCTTTTAAGAATTTACCTTGCCACTCTAGTTCTTGACTGTCACCAGTTACAGATGGATTTGCAGAAGTTACACCTATGATTGTCTCTCCTGACTCTGCTATTTTTATTTTTCCGTTTACAAGACTAACTGAGTATCCTATTCTATCTTCATTATTTGGATTGCCATCTTGCCACTCAAAGTATTCTGCATAGTCAGCACCCCCTCCACTAAAGCTACCATCAGCAGAGACTTCTCCATCTCCACGAACTTTAAATTTAGGGTCTGAAGCAAAGTTTGCATAGGCTTGAATTAAACTATATGCACTACTTGATGGTCTTTTTGCTTGAAGCTGTAGTAAGTTTCCATTAAATGATGTACTTGCTTGTGTAGCTCTAAGTGCTGGGTTTCCATCTCCTGTACCGACACCACTTGAAAAACCTATATCAACATTACCGTGTCTTGTGATTTGTAAAAGGTCAGTTCCGTATCGTGAAAATAAGAAACCTGCTCCACCTGTAGAAGCATAGTCTGAACCATCATTCTCTCGAATATTGAACTCGATATCAAAGTTAGCACCATTTGCTGTAGCTGCTCTAAACTGTGTTCGACCACCATCTCCTTTCATCATAATTGCAGGAACTACACTTGAGCCATCTGTGTTACCAAATATAACACTTCCATTTGCTTGTGTAGAAGCAGAAGCATTTACTCCTCCACTTGTTCCTGTATTTATACCAAATTTTCCTGTAGCTGTTGTAGTACCAAATAGAGACCTTGTAGAACTAAATCTAGCACACTCTGTGCTACCCTCTAGTATTCTAACATTTACACCATCATCTAGTTCAATTTTTGGTGAGCCTCCAAATCCGACAAGTGTTAAACTTTCATCATCATCTGCAACTGAGCCTATTCTGAAACCTCCACTATACTCTATAAAATCTATAGAATTTACAACCATAGCAATATTTGTAGGCGCTCTAAAAGGCCCAGTAGAAGTAACACCTGTAGCGTCTATTCTGGCTCTTTCTGTACCCGCAGTATCAAATCTGATTTTATCTTCGTCTGAGCTTTCCTCGACTTGTATCTTGGTATCGCCATCAGCGTCAGTTATAGAATCAGATGAGCCTCCACTACCACCGAGTGCTGAAGGTGTAACTGTAATAGTTGTTCCTGAAGGTGCTGTTCCACCAGTATTTGTTCCATCATGTGTCCATGTTCCATTAGCATGTTCTACTGTATAGAATGAAGCATTTCCTGTATAATTACCAAATTTGCCATAAAATTCATATTCAGTTGTTGAGTTTTGTTTTACAATGACTATTGCTGGCGCTCCCGTACTTACTCCAAATCTAAATGCTTGAGCGTCTCCATAGAAACCACTTTGATTAGAACTGTTGTTAGATGTTTTAAATCTAATAATTGTATTTTGATTCTGTGCATCGCTTGCATTAAATCCAACATTACTGTATACATTTATAGCAAGAGAGTGTCCTGCTTGAGAAGTTGTAAAAGTACCAAATTTAATATATTGGTCACTATTACCAGCTGTGTCTGCAATCGTATACCCAAGACCGCTAGTGGCTCGTAAGTTTCCTGTAACAGTTGCTCCAGTACTTGTAGTTTCGATTTTTTTACTATTACCATGATAAAGTTCAACTGCTTGAGAATTATTAATATTTATTGCAGTCGTATTATTTGTACCAATATTTAAGTTGTGACTTGATGTTGTACCTACAAAAGCATTACTGTCTTGTGCATATGCTTTAAATGTTACATTGTTTGTTGTATCTTTTAATTCAAATGTAGGTGAACTTGCATGTTCTATTGACGCATTTCCTGATGTTTGTGTATATCCTGCAATATTTACTAACTCTCTTGATGAATTTAGAAAAGTTGTTCCATTGAGAGCTAAATCGGGTGTACCACTAACCTTTTTAAAGTTGATGGTATTACCAGTTAAAACTAAAGTGCCACTAGCAGTACCAATTTTTTCAGTACCCCCATCATATAATCTGATTTTACTTTCACTATGTGACGCTTGAAAAACAAGACCATCGGCTGCTTGTCCAATTTCTACTGACCCACCGCTAGGTTGTAATTTTAATCGTCTATAAGCAACACCCTGCTCAACTGCTTGTATTGTTCCATAATCTGATGAATGAAAACCAAGTATTAGTTGTTCATTAGTATTTGATTCTCTTTTGATAACAAGTTGCTCATTACCGCCATCTGTTTGTATAGTATGTATACCACGAACATCAAAGCCTCCTGCTATTTTTGCAGAACCATAAACTTCAAATTCTTCAGGATTATTTGTGTATCTACCAAATCTAGCTATTGCAGAGTGTGAGTTTGCAGTACCTTCTGTTCTATCAACAAATAAAGGTATTCCACCACCTAAATCATTTTTTCTAAATCTGTGTTCATATCTACCATCTGAGTAAGTACCTGCTGCTGTAAAAGTTAGCCCTGTATCATCAGTAGTTACTGCATCTAATCCTACAAAAAGTTGCACATTTTTACCAGCACTTGTTTGACCTACTGTAAATGTTCCATTCGGTACAGTTACATTTGAATATCTATCAACAATAAGACCAGTTGTAGATGTACCACCGTCTAAAGTATTTATATGAAAGAACTCATCATTGTTACTGTTATATTGAAGTTGAGCACCAAAGTTTGCACTTTCTCTAAGCCATAATCTTGCTTGATTATCAGAACCACTTGTGTCATTTAAAATTAATGTTGGGTCAGACTTACTAACTGTTATATCACCAGCACCACTATAAGTGCCTATATTGGTTAAGTTTCTTGAACTGTCTATAACAGTAGTGCCACCCATCTGAATGTTGCCTGACCCAGTAATCCTAACTTTTTCTGTAGTTGAATCAGAAGCTCTTGTGTAGAACGATAAAGCAGAATCTACATTGTCGCTATTTTCTGGTGTCATTTCTATAATAGCTGCTTCTTTAGAAGTGCCGACAGTATCAGTTCCTTTGAAGAATAGTCTTGGTCGTTTTGAAGTGCTATTTGCTGTGCTAGTGTTTTCTATGGTTATACCATCTACATCGCTTGAAGTGCTTACTTGAAGTTTCTTAGCAGGACTGGTTGTGCCAATACCTACGTTTCCAGCATTATCAAGTCGCATTTTTTCACTACCATCAATAGAAAAATTAATTATTGAATTACTTACTTCATTATTATCATCAGCAAAGAAAGATAGCGTTCCTCCATTAGCTTGAATGTAACCATCAGAGTTATCATCAGAATCAAAAAAATGTATTGATGGAGTAGAACGTGCTAGTAATAATTCACCTGTCGCTTCTAATGTACCTGTAACTTTTACACCACTTGATTGTGTTTCTAGTTTAGTTGTTCCACCTGTTTGTATTAAAACATGATTTGCTGAATTAACTAATATATTTTCACCACTAGATGAAGCTATTGCTAAGTTATCGTTGCCATCGTCACCAATAGTGTGACTATCACCAACAGTTATAGAGCCACCTATTGTTGCATTATTAATATTTGTTAAGTTTCTTGAAGTGTCTATGACGGTTGTGCCGCCTTGTTGAAAGTTTCCGTTTGCCAGTACAGCACCAAGATTTAAGTTTGCTGTGCTATATGTTATATTGCCTGTTGCGTCTGCTGTTGCAGTTGTAGTTCCTAATGCAAAATGGTCTCCACTTTCGTCCCATATAAATAGTGCATTATCTCCTGTTGAGCCTCTTTCTATAATTATACCTGAATCGTTTGCATTTGAAGAAGCTCCACTATTTAATTCAAGTAATGTGTCTGTGAGTGTTGTGTTTGTAGAACTTACTGTAGTTGTGCTACCTTGTACGGTTAAACTTCCACCTACAGTTAAGTTATGACTAGTTGTAATATTACCGTCTGATTGAACGGTTAGTCTATTTGAACCTGCTGTTCCTAGTGTGATGCTTCCGCCAGATTCTTCATTCATTATATTGAAGACGTCATTACTTCCACCAAATCCTACGTAAGCATGACGGTCACCACTTCTATTATATGATACATAAATTGGACCATCATCTGTTACATTTAGATAAGCGATTGTATCTGTTGTACCATTAATACTTAGTTGATTTGTAACTGAAACTGTTCCTCCAAAACTAGCATTTTGTGAGCTATTTATAGTTAAAGCAATTTGGTCGTTTGTTCTGAAGGACATTTCATTATTGGTATGGTCATAAAAAACTTCACCACTATTTGGGTCAGCATTATCACCAAAAGCCAGTACTCCATATCGCTTACCATTACCTCTAAGAGTAATACCCACACCATCATCTGCTGAGTTACCACCTAAAATAACCAAATCTTCCGCAAAACTATAACCCTGTGCATCAGGGTCAGTAGTATTAATACCTACTTTGCCTGTGCCTGTTATACTACCTGTTACTGCTACACCCCCACTTGCAGTTGCTAATTTAGTGCTTCCACTATGATTAAGAGAAACTACTCCATCATCAATAACTATTGCATCTGCGGAGCCTTCTTTTAGTTTAAGCGCTCCTGTTCCATTATGATGAATAAATGAATGTGAGCCATCATGAAATAATAACATATCTCCAGAAGTTGCACCAAATTTTAAATTTATATTATCTGCTAATGAAATGTCTTTTTGAAATGTAGTGTGTGCCGCACTACCATCTAATGTTAGATATGCAGTAACTCCACCACTTCCATCGTCACATCTAAGAACTATATCTTTATCGTCAGCGGTATTTGTTATATAAAAATGACCTGTATTATTTGCTTGAAAAGTATCTGTGCCATTATGTGAAACATTCCAATCGTTACTTGCACCAACAGCCAGTACAGTATTATCTACTCTAACTCGTAAAGGTTTCACAGCATCTATTACGTTAGCACCACCATCAAACTTCATATAATTAGTTACACTACCAGAGCCATCATCTGTTTGTATTAGAATATCTTTATCATCTGCATTATTTATCAATATTAAATCGCCTGTTGAATTTTCTAATATTGAATGTGTGCCATTATGATAAATTTTTAAATCACCAGCACCTGAATTATCTCCTATTCTTAGCTCTACATTATCAAACAACAAAGTATTTTTAGCGATTGTCATTCTGGAATGACTACCATCAATAGTTAGATATGGAGTTACTCCACCACTTCCGTCATCTGATTTAAAAATAACATCTTTATCATCTAAACTATTTTGTATAATTAAATCACCTGTTGCATTTTCAATAAGAGTATTAGTACCATTGTGATAAATAGACATATCGCCATCACCACCAACTTGTAGTCTTACATTATCATCTGCTCTTAAATTTTTATGTAAATTTATTCTCTCATTAGTACCATCTACTCTAAGATATGTTGAGACTCCGCCAGAGCCATCATCTGTTTGTAGTGTTATATCTCCATCATTTGCATCATTTCTAATATTTAAATCACCTGTTGCATTTTCAATAAGAGTATTAGTACCATTATGATAGATTTGTAAATCTTGACTAGCACCTGCCATAAATTTAGCGTTATCAGGAATACGAACATCAGTATTAAATATTGCCGCACCCCCTGCTGACATATCAAGAGTAAGAGCTGTAATTGCAGAACCGCCATCATTACCATGAAATGTAATATCACCATCTTGGATAGAAGCCATGAGTTGTAGATTGTTTCCATTCTTTCTAATAGAACCAAATTGTGTGCCACCATCTTTAAATAAAATATCTTGTCCATCAGCATCTAAAGTAATATCTCCTGCTGAATCTATTATGAAGTTTCCAGTTGCATTATTAATTTCACCATTTGCCCCATTATGGAAAATCTGCATATCATTATCTGCACCAAACTGAAGCTGTCCTGAATCTGAATTGACATCAATATTTCCTGAAGAGGTAATTGTGCCACTACTGATAGTACCGATATTTGTTAGGTTACGAGAGCTATCTATTACAGTTGTTGAACCAATACGATAGCCAGAAGCATATACATTATTGATATTGGTTAAGTTTGCTGACGAATCAAGTATTGTGCCATTTGTGGTTTGTGTAATTGTTCCAATATTTGAAAAGTTTCTGGAGCTATCTAATAACTGACTTCCACCCACATCAATACGACCATCATTTCTAATACTAAATAATGCTGTACTTGATGAATTTCTAACAATTAAAGTATGATCTGAAGTGTCTGCTGTACCACCTTTTAGAGTTGTAGTACCACCATTATCTATAGTTAAAGCTGTAAAGTTAGTGCCAGAACCATTATCTACATTCACTAAAAGGTTATTACTTGATGCAAAGATTCTTGGGTAATGATTTGTTCCTCTAAATTTTATTTGACCATCAGAAGGTAAAGTTATATTTCCTGCAACTTCCAACTTTGTTGCGGGTGATGTAGTGCCTATACCAATATTACCGTCTGAGGCAACTGTTAATCGTGCTAATGTATCTGTTCCATCAAATGTTTTTAAAGAAACAGTACCATGACTTGTTCCATTTTGTGAAATAAGTGTTAAATCTGCTCCACTTTTATCTATGAAAGCATGTTGAGTTGTTCCATCTTGATCTTTTAGCATTATTCTAGCAAAATTACTAGAAGCTCCTTGTATTTGTAAATCAGCAGAACTATGTAGTGAACTATTTGTTCCAATTAAAACTGCTCCATCTACTATTCTTGCAGTTTCGGAATTATTTACACTAAATTGTATTTCTCCTGCACTAGCATTTGCTACAGTTTTAATATGTATATCTTCGCTAGAAGCATTTGAAAAAATTATAGAACTTGGACTGCTACTATATTTTATTGAACCGTTTGTATTAAATTGAAGTGAATTTGTTCCTTCTATTTTAGTAACCCCAGTACTTAATATGGAAAGTCTTTGACTTCCTGCAGTATCAAATCTTATAGTATCTTCATCAGATGATTCTTCTACTTGAATTTTTGTATCTCCATCTCCATCTTCGAATGTTGTAACTACTGTGTTTCTAAAAGTTACACATTCTACTTTTGCACTATTTGAAGGTGCTGAAGCAAAAGTTAAAGTTGTTCCTGATATTGAGTATGTGTCTTTATGTTGTACAACTCCATCGATTGTGACAAAAGTTTGATTTTCTGATTGTGGACTTACAGAAAGAGTAAGAGTTGTATCTGAGCCATCTCCTGTCATTGTATCTATAGCAGGAGCTGTTCCTATTAGACCACCTCTAAAGTGGTGAACTAATATATCTGTTCCATTATCAGGAGCAGTATCAAATGTAAGCGTAGTTCCGCTTATTGCATAAGAATCTTTATTTTGATATGCTCCTCCAATAAATACTAGAAGTGCATTTTCATCTGTTGGAGTTGCTGATAGAGTGAAAGCTGTCGTGCTTCCATTCCCAGAGAATTGTTGAGTTTGTAATTCGCCTGCCTGAGCAGATGATAGAGCTACGATACTTTCTGTACCGCTTACACTTTTCTTTATATATAACTTACCATCAGTAGTATTTATAGCTAACTCACCGAGTTCTAAATCTGATGTTGTAGGCGCTCTACCAGCAACGGCAGAACGTTTTAATTTTAATGTTTGTGTCATATATATGTCCTAGTATTGCCTATATAGGCAAGATGAAGGGTCTAATTAAAAAGACCCACCATCAATAATGTTTGACCATTGTGCAGCACCACTTGTATTCATAGATAATAAGTATGTATGAGCAGTTGCGTCTCCACTTGGTTTTGTTAATCTAGTATATCCAGCATTTGCGGCTGCACCAATGAGTAAGTCACCGACAGCAGTTGCTGATATACCTTTAATTCTTAAGTTATCGCTGTTTACTTCTAAAGTAATATTATCGTCATTTACATTTAGAGTATTACCTGATTTACTTAGTGCGTCACCTGCAGAAATACTTCCTGCACCTGAGAACTGTGTAAATGTTAAAGAAGTTGAGTCAAGAGTAATAGTATCATTTGTAGTTAATACATATCCATTATCTGCATTACTTGTACCTTCTTCAACAAATACAAAAAGTCCTGCAGTAACCTTTGCACTAGTATTTGCGTCTGTTGACCTAGCTGGGGTTGAGCCAACTACATAAATACCGTTTTCACTTCCAGTTGATTGGTCTTTAACAAGAACTCTATCACCATTTGCAAGAGTTACTCCATCAAGAGTATCTCCATTATTAAGAGCTGTTGCTATTGTAATATTAGCAGTTGTAGCCGCTCTTACAGAATCTTTAATATCAAGAGCTTGTTTTACTGCATCAACATATGCTTTAGTTGCTGCATCTTGGTCGCCTGTTGGGTCTGTAACGTTTACTATTCTTGATGTATTTACATCAACAGTTCCAGCACCATTTGGATTAAGTGAAACATTTCCATCAGTATTTAGTGAAGATATTTCGTTTCCATCTATTCTTAAATTATCTACATTTACTTGTGCTAAACCACTAAGTATTGTTTGAGTTGCTCCCAAACTAACTGATGTAGAACCAATTGTTACGGCACTATTTACTAGCTCTGCATTTGCAACACCACCGTCTTTAATTGTGACTGCACCGCTGGATACTGCAAAGTTATCTGAACTAAATGACGCTACACCTTTATTAGAAGCTGTTGCATCTTCTGCTGCGATTGTGATTGTTGTTGTTGTTCCACTATCAGAAACAGTTGTGTCTATTCCTTCTCCCGCAGTAAATTGTAAGTTATCACTTGTTAAAGTAACAGCTACATCTGAGCCACTACTTGCTCCTACTGTTAAACTTGTTGAAACAGTAGCAAATGAAACTGAACCAGAACCATTTGTTACAAGTGCTTGTCCGTTTGAACCGTCTGAAGTTGGCAATGTATATGCACTGCTAACATTTAATTGTTTGTGTGTAATGATTTGTTCAGAAGAGTTAGAAGTCTTAAATGTTAAATAAGCATTATTACCCTCTGTAATTACTAGCGCTGTTGCAGAGTTATCTATAATATCAAATTCTGCAGCTGCGGCTGATAAGTCTATTGACCCACTTGCTGGAGTAATTGCTATATCACCAGAGCCTGATGAAATTGCATTTCCATTAAGTTGTAGATTATCAACAAGTAAATTATCAATCTTACTATTTGAATCTACTATAATCGCTGAACTTGCTGTGAGTGTACCCGCCGTATGGTCGAGCATATTCATGAATACCTCACCACCAATTATATCATTGTTTGAGCCATCACCAATAAATAACTTACTCGAGTTAAATGAATAAGCTAACTCACCTTGCGCTAATGCACTCGATGGGGCGGCATTACTGGTACTTCTTTTAATTTTTAACGTTTGTGCCATTTTTTATTTTCCCTTAAAACAATCCTCCATCGAGATTGTCCATTGTGCCAGTTGCTTGAGCAAGTGGTACGAATTCAAAATTATTAGAAGAAGTCTCTCTATATACTTTTAGCTGATCATCATCAGTGTCGTACCATAGGTCGCCTTCCTCTAAGTTGCTCCCGGAGGGAGCGTCTGTCCCTCTAAAAAATTGGTCTGCTAAAGTTTCAATAGCAGATTGAACAGTTCCTGTGGATACTGTTCCGTGTCCCTGCACTTGTATATTCGATGCAGTTCCACCAACAAGTGCTAAACTTGTTTCTACAGTGATAGGATTATCTGCCCTATCTATTGTTATATCTTGGCTGTTTTGTGTAACGTCTACAAAAAACTTATTGTTTGTTACTTCTACTGAAATCTGACTCATCTTGTTACCTCAGGAGTTACAGTAACTTTTCCTTGTATTAATCTGGTTACCACTCCTCCGCTTGATTCCATTTCAACATCATACACATAAATTCCTTCTTCTATAGCTGCTGTTTGTGAATCAGTTGCTGAAATAGTTATTTTTCCAGCTGATGCATTACTTACAGATGCTGTAAAAGAAAGAGCAATAGATGACGAGTCATGTGTAGACCTCATCTGTGACCGTGCACCATACCCAGTCAAATTAATTGCAGTACCGTCTTGCTTGACAGTAATTTCTTTGCTGAAAGTTGTGCCTTGTTCTAATGTAAAATTGTGTATTCCTGCTGACATTTATTTATAACTCCAATATCTTAATTATACCAAAATTTTGACCTCGTGTCAAGGTATATTTTTCTATGGTATATTTTTAACCTGAAGGATACTTGTCTTTAACTGCTTTTAATTCCGTATAAAAATTTCCAGTTTTTGCGGTTTCGCCAAATTTACCATCGTCAATATCATGCCATAGTAAGTCCAGTTGCTCTTGTATGCTAGGATAATATCCAGCTCTTTTATCTTTATAGCTTGTTCCAGCTAATTCTAAATTAACATTCATTCTCCTCTCCTCTTAACCTGTAAAGACATCTCTCCTTGAAAGTAATTATCTTTTTCAAATATTAATCTCCATATACCCGCTTGTGTTGCGGTTAAAACTAAACTAGAATCTGAGTTCATAGTAGTAAGTAAACTAGAGTTTGCATAAACTTTTGTTCCCTCTGGAACACCTGTGAGAGTAAATGTTTCATCTACTGCACGAATTCCATCAGAAGGTGATACAGATATGCTAAACTCAGATTTCTTTATGATTCCTGTTTCATCTGCATTTATATAATAGTGATTAGTAGGAATTACATCTGAAGAAGTGGCATTTACCCAACTTCTTCCATTACCTGCCTCAGCGTCTTTTTGGGCCTGAGGTGCATCGCCCATTACAGTATAAAGTATTTCTTTAGTTGTACTGTCATAAAATACCGTTTGTGTACTCATATTTTTACTCCTATATCTTCTTGGTCAAAAACTACATAAGCGTAGTATATTGTTCTTCCTGTATAAATTGTTCTTGTTACTGTTCTTGTTGAATCTAAAGCTCTCATTCCACACTCATAACTTAAAAAGTATATATAGTTGGAATCGACTTCAAAATCAAAACCTAATCCGATTTGATTATTTAATAATTTTTGTGCTGAAAAATCAAAGTTACCTTGTTGTACTATTCTACTACCAAAAGCATTGCTTAAATGTTTCATTGGTGGAAATGATATTTGTGCTCTATTACTTCCATCTAGGTCATCAGCATATGACCATCTTACAGCAACTAGCGGTGTAAAAGATTGATTGTGCGATACTCTACCTACTTGTGATGCTGTGTTATTATTTGTATAATAAGTTTTTGCGTCCTGTCCATATAATGAAGCTACTTTACCGTCTACTGTTTGATGTGCATTTATACTTCCTTGCCCATAAGCTATTGGTTTTAAATCAAACGCAGCCCTTGAATCAAATGCAAGAGCATTACTAGTAGTAACAACATCATCTCCACTTTTAGATACAAATAAACCAAAATCACTTCCTCTTTTACCAACTAAAACTCTATTTGCCATTAGAACAACTCCTTTATGTTAATTACTGTAAAACTAACAGTACTTGGATTAGTATGAGTTATTCCTCTTAAACTATTAGAAGCTGATGTAGTAATAGAAACAGTTCCTCCAGTAGTACTATTTGTTTCTATAAACCCTCCATCAGTTGGAACTGCTACACCTAAATTTTGTCCCAATGAACCTACTGTTTGATTAGAAGATGCATTTGAATTTTGTGACCCAGTTGTACTTGTATTTGTTCCACTTGTAAAACCAAACTGAAACATTCCTAAATCTGCTCCAGTGCTTTGATTTGTATTAAAAATTAATTCATCTTCACTAGCAGTAGTAACATCAACTGTTGGCTTACTAACAAAGACTCCAAAAACATTTGTATCTTTTTTTCCTACTAATACTCTATTTGCCATACTAAAATCCCATAAATGTTGAGTTCATAAATCCATAACCACAAGGAATCTTTAGTAAAGCTCCTCTTGCATTTGTGACAGGAAATGTAGCTTGGTCTGCTCCTGATAAAGTATAACTACTACCAGTACTTACTGCAAAAGTATTACTTGTAAGAGAACCATCTCCTGCTCTAAATCCAAGTGTTAAATCTGTATTAGTAGTATATGCTGTAAGTCTATTTGCTCTTGCTCCATGTTCTCCAGCAAATCCTTTGAAACCTACAGAGATTGCTCTTATTCTATTTCCTCCAGAGGCAGTAAAGTCTTTTTCTAGTAATATTCCACCTGCGTGATATTCTTGTTCATCTAATATAGTATCATTCGAAGTTAGTTGAACATTCGCTCCATCACTTAGTCTGCTCAAATATGAAGTAGATGTTTTACTATAGTAGTCATCTTTATTTGTTCCAAACTTTCTTATCTCTTGTCTGTAATGTTTTTCAAAAAATAAATGTAGTGGTAAATATACAGTTCCATTTACATTTGGTCTATTTGCCTCTCCGTTGTCTACAAAAAAGTTAAAACCTGAAGATGAACTCTGTGTTGAATGTATTATGCCATGTCTATTTTGTTTACTGTCAAATAGCATATCTTTTGACTCAGGTGCTGGAGAATCTGCAAAAGATACTCCAGGTTTTGTTACCTGTAATCCAAAATTTGAGCCATCAAGTTTTCCTACTCTTACTCTTTCGTCACCAGACATTTTATTCTCCTATTTGTGCTTTCTTGGTCATAGCATAAATATTGTTCACAATACCATGCTAAAAATTGTCTACTCTTTAGTTTATCCCACCACGATAAATCATCTATATGTCTATCTATATCGGGTAGATGTCTTACATCTTTTGTTATCCAATGATACTCAGGATAACCGTAGCTAATTATTGGAACATCGTGTATCATGCACTCGACTCCTGCTGTACTGTTCTCAACAATAGCTACTTTTGTTTTTGGAAGTACATCATGTAAACTTTCTTTTCCGTATAAAACATTTATTCCGTCTTTTTTCCAAATCTCTATCTGTTTACGATACATCTCCCAGTTTCCCTCTTTTGTTATTTCTTCTTCGAGTGTAGGGTGTAGTTTGATAACTAAAGGATATTTTCCATATAGTTGCCATACTACTGCTATCAATTTTTCCCAATGACTACCAAAAGATTGTTTTAATACAGTATCATCTCCTGGCATTTGTCCCATAATCAAAACATGATTATTAGGAATACTTACATCTAGATCAACTGACTTAAGGTCATTTCTATCTGACCATTTGTTTTGTTTTTCTTTAATTAATTGTTTACTTGTTTTACGAAAGTTTGAAACATAACTTTCATATTGTGGTTTTTCGTAAGCTAAACTAGAGTAACTTGCATAACCTAACTCATCTATTGAAAAATGATTAGGAGTTGGTCCTGTTGGCTTTAGTATCAAACATTGCTTTCCAAAATAATGCTCGTTTCTTTTTAGCTCAGAAACATTTGTATGGTTATAGACATAGATTGCATCTTCTTCGTCTGTTATTCCAATTTTACCAAAACTTAGTTTTGCTAGTTTTCCATCAGCTTCTAGTGCTAAATGTGGACTAATCTGTATATCTGCTCCTAAATCGTAAAAACATTTAAGGACTCTTTGATACATTGTAGACCAGTTGCCCGTAATTCTTTTATATTTAAAACCACAAAATTTAACTTTCATTAAACCACCCACTAATTGCTATTCGTTGATGTGTAGCATACTGTGATACTTCACTTACATAGTGGGATAGTCCACCATCTCCAAGTTCCATTATTACTAATGAATTAAATTTTGGATAGACTACTTCTATTCCTTCATCTCTTGAGATGTGTAACATTCCACCGTATTCTGGCTTCCAGTTCTTTGTTAAATTAAATATAAATGCAATACCTCTTTGTTCATCAGTATGTGAACTTAAAAAATCACCTCTATCATAAATACTTACAAATGATTCATATTTATAAGGGTTTTCTAAAAAAGTATTATTCTTTAACCACTCAACAAATTCATTATTTAAGTAGTCATTGAACTTACATTCATAACACTTGCATGTATCTACATGCTTCATGCTTCTTTTAAATTTGTAAGAAAAATTTCCTTCTTGAAAACTTCTCTCTACAGCTTCATCTAATTTTCTCTTTGCATTTAAACCTGTGAGTGTATGTTGCATATACACTGGTTTTTCATCAAAGTATTTGTACGCATAAGTCCACCAATTATCAGGGGTCTTATATATTTCGTCATGCAGTTCTTCTGCTAGTTCCTGAGGAAGAAAGTCCTCGTATATTTTTATCATTTTAATCCTTAATTATTATTCTACTATTTACACCATCAAAAATTATATTACCATTGTTACTACCAACACCACCTCCAGATACTACTGAAGTTATTTCTGCAAAATCTGAATTTGCTGTTCCACTTCCATCATACTCAAAACTTCTTAAACTTGGTAAGTGAAAGAATACATCTCCTGCAATTGGATTATTTCCTGAGCCTCTTAAGTTACTAATTGCAGTATGCATTTGGGAGCCAGTTGGTACTGCTCCTGCAGCCAGACCTGAAGTTGTAGCATCAAATGCTATAGCTTTTCCAGCTGCTCCTTGCGGACCTGTTGGTCCTACGCTACCTGTTGGACCTTGTGGTCCTTGTGTTCCTACTCCACCTTGTGGGCCTGTTGGACCTGCTGCACCTGTTGGTCCTCCTGGACCTTGTGGACCTACTCCGCCTTGTGGACCTGTTGGACCTGCTGCACCTGTTGGGCCTCCAGGACCTTGTGGACCTACTGGGCCTCCAGGACCTTGTGGGCCTGTTGGACCTCCACTACCTGTTGGACCTGCTGGGCCTACTGGACCTGCAGGACCTGCTCCTCCTGTTGGACCTGCCGCACCTGTTGGACCTGCTGGTCCTTGTGGGCCTGGTGTTGTTCCTGCTGGACCTGCTGGGCCAGGTGCACCTGCTGGACCTTGCGGTCCTTGTGGCCCGGGAGTAGTTCCTGCCGGACCTGTTGGGCCTGCTGCACCTGCGGGCCCTACTGGACCTTGCGGTCCTTGTGTTCCTGCTGCACCTGCTGGACCTGCTGCACCTGTTGGACCTGCTGCTCCTCCAGGACCTTGTGGACCTTGTGGTCCTTGTGGTCCTGCTGCACCTGTCGGCCCTTGTGCACCTGCGGGACCTCCTGGGCCTTGTGGACCTGCTCCTCCGCTTGGTCCTGTTGGGCCTCTAGTTCCTGGCGCACCTCCAGGTCCTTGTGGACCTGCTGGGCCTGTTGCTCCTTGTGGTCCTGTTGGTCCTACGGCACCTCCAGGTCCTTGTGGACCTTGTGGTCCTTGTGGGCCTGATGGACCTGTTGGTCCTTCTCCAGATTCTGATTGTCCTATTACTCCATTACCTGTTGGGTGAAAGTCTGAAAATAAAGTTATTACTTCATTTGAACTTGGTGTTCTTGTTGTTTTTCTTCTAGTTCTAATCCAAAAATACTTTGTTGAAGCTGCTCCAAGAGATAACTCAAAAGAAGTTGTTTGGTCTAAAGTTCTTAATAAACTTCTAGAAGAGTTGGAAGCTGAATCACTTGACCATATCTCTGTACTATCACTTGGCTCATGAAAGTTTGTATGGTTTGCCCAGTTAAGTATAATATCTCCAGGTTTTGCATTTGCTGAAGTACTATTTGTTGCAGTTAAGCTTCCTGGGCTTCCTGGTTTATCAAGTTGATAATTACTTCCTGTACCATCAACTCTTGTTTCTTGTTTTCTTTGATGAGTAACTATATAGATAGTGTCATCATATTCTCTTGCTTTTACTTGTACATTACAATTTGCTTGGAAAGTTAAATTTTCTATTCTAAATCTTTTATTTTCAAATCCAAAAGGTTCGTAATTAACTGATATAACTTGACCTGCTTTTAGTAAAAGACCTCTTGGTCCTAAAGTAAATGTTATTTCTTTACTGTATCTACTTTGTATTAATTCTTTTTCTACCAAGATTCTAGCATTGTAGTAGTTAATAATTCCTGTAACAACAGAGTTTCCTGTTTTAACAACATTTCTATCGGCTTTTAAGAAGTCCGAATTAAAGAAAGTTACCGACCTTGCTCCCCAGTTATTTTGAGGGTCAAAGATACTCGACTTAATAGTATTTCGGCTATTTCTAGAAGAATTATCGACCAGTGATATACTACCAATGATATCTGAATTATCAATATACTCGGGATTAGACTGGATTCCATTAGTTACACTTGCGACTGGTGCGTCTGTTTGTGTTTCTAAATCGAGAACATATTTTCCATTTGAATATGAAAGTATGCCATTAAAATGGGCTAACATCAAGTTTACATTGTCAAATAAAGATTTATTTGTATCAATAATATGACTTGTTTGATGTCTTGTTACCCATATCTGGTCATGACTCTCCCAACCCATATATCTCCAGTATTTAATAAAGTCTGCGTCATAAAGTGAATAAGTTAATGCTCCAACTTTAGCTATTGCTTTTGTTGAGTCTCCTGTTCCACTTACTTTTGTTAAATTTATAGCTGTTCCATCTGTTTGTGTAGCAATAAATTTAGTACCGTTTGTAAAACTGGTATTTGTATGAGTTGGCTCTGTTGATACGTGTCCATCACTTTCAACTTCATAGTATCTAAGTACTCCACCACTTATATTATAAATTAAACTACCTGCATCGTAAGATACGTAATCATAGTATCTTCTAATAAACTGACCAGAACATTTATGGAAAGTAACAGAAGGTAATCCTGAACTATTTACATCTGATACAACTGATTTTACAACACCTGACCACAGATGGTTTCCATTACTATCTGTATATTTATAAATTGCTCCTGCTGTTGGTGTAGTAGAAAATGCACTACCAAATATTATTGTAACATCAGAGCGAGTATCACAAGCTTCTGCGGTACTTATAAAACTTGATAAGTCAATATCTGTATCAATATCTAAATCTTTTCCGTATCTATCATCAGTTAGATAGTCTAAAAGCTGTATTGCAGGATTTATTGTTGCTCTTTTATCTTGTCCAATACCTACTATTGTAAACTTTGAACTATTACTTAGTTGTGTTGCTGGTCTTGTTGTTTTAATTCTACTATCACTTGCAGTGAAAGACTGTATTTCAAGTTCTTCTATAATTTCTCCAGAATCACCTCTTAATTGAAAAACTCCTCCTGTGAGTGCATCATTACTTGTTAAGTTTGATATTGATGTAAACCCACCTAAGAAAAAGCTATTTACTTTTGTCAATTTTACATGAGAAGCATTATTTTGCAAAAGAGTTGCTTGAGCAACACTTATAAAAGTATCATCTAGCAGTACAGTATCTGATGTCCAAGTACCTCTCATAACTTTATCTTGTAGACTTCTTATTCTTCTTGCGTCACTTGTATTGCTTGGAAAAGAGTCAGTAAATAAGAAAGTATACAATGGAGTTTCTGAAGCTCCATATCCTGCCTTCAATAAGGTTGCATCAGAATTACTAAAAGTTAATTTTGCTGCTCCACTACTGCTACCTAGTAGGGTTGAGACTGCAGTAGGATTCTTACCATATAAAGGTAATGCAGTATTGCTATCAACAGGGCTGAAATTATAGGTAACCATATGCCAAAAATTCGACCCACTTTTTAGTCTTAATTCAGTAAAACTACCTAGCGTTGGTTTTGAATCGAGTATAAATCTGTAATGAGTTGAAGCTCTTGAGGTATGAAAAAGGTATTTATGTAAAATTCTAAAATCTTTTCCATCAGATTCTGTTGTTGATACTGTTCCATCAGCTTTTAAGAATTTATATGTGCCTGAGTCTTTAACTTGTACTTTTACTGTATCCCCATTCTTAAAGTTTGTATGTGCTGCGTTTGTCTCTGTTGGATTTGGTTTGTATGTTCCATCATAGTTGTAAGATTCTACAACTCTACCTTTTATAACATAGTCTAAATCAGGTATAGAAGTTTGTTCTGCACTAAGTTGAGTTGCGACAACCATGTAAGAGGTATCAAATAATCTATGAGCAGGTGACCAGTAAGGTAAGTCATCTGTATAATAATCTACTTGTCTTTTAAACTTTTGTCCTGCAGAAGCATTTGCTCTTGTTGTTAATAAGTTTGAAGCCACTTGATCTGACCTTCCCGCAAAAAATGTAAATGACATATTATGAGGACTACTAATAGTTCCAAACTCCTCATGTTGCATACCAAAACCTGCTGAACTTGCATCTATCGTTTGACTATTTACTGCACTTTGAGTTAATTCTCCATACTGTCTTTCTAAGTAAGCTATTTGTGCTGCTAATCTATCTACTCTTTCAAAGTCTCCTAAACTTTCTGCTATTATTAATTCTTCGTAAAGATCAGCAATTTGTTGTTGTTGAGTGGTTAAAGATCCATCTGAATTATCTCCTGTTCCACCTAATGTGTCTCCTTTATCTGCTCTTCCATAACATTGTAGTGTTGCATCGTCTCTTGTACTTGTTGCTGAACTATTATCTGCTCCCCTTAAATTAGAGTCTGCTAAATCAGTACAAATAAGTGGTGCGTCATCAATATATAAGTTTAGTAGTCCATGTATTTCTCCTTCTGCTATTGCATCAATAAAATATACTAATTTACTATCTTCCTCTGCTGTATCAGCAAATATTGGCGCTCCCTCTATTCTTTGCACTCCGTAAACAACAGGAAGTGTTTTAGCTTGTAAGAATATATTTATATTTACATTATTATCTACTGCTTCCTGATATTCTCTATATGCATCTTTCTTTTGTCCTAGCCAACTCCCAAGCCAACCACCTCTTCTTACTCTTTCTTTTCTATATTTAGTTACATAGGTTTTATAAACTGCTTGTTGTGATAGTGATGTTTCTGAGTGCATAAATCCAAGGTCATATGCATATTGTCGTCTTACTGCAACATCTGGTTGAGGATTTCCTTGTCCATCAAGTGCTCTGTGCACTTCATCTGTCATTAATCTTCCTTGAACATGTGTAAAATCTCCCCAATGACTTGTGAGATTCCATTTTACTTGAGTTTTATTTATTGATTCTTGTATGTTACAAGAAGAGATTATTCCTTTAAATACAAGTACAGAAGTGTTTCCTATAACTGCTCCTGTTTCTGGATTTATAAATATTTTGTGGATAAATACTTCTCTATTTAAAAAAGAAGGATTCGTTGCATTAGTTCCTCTTTCAAGAGTAGCTGATTTTAATTCTTCAGAATCTAATTCTATTGTTACTGCAACAGAAGTATCTGTCGGTACTGAACTATCATCTGAATCATTACCTGTTGTTAGTAGTGTTATTGTTTTGTTTGCATCGCCAAATGCTGAAATTACAAAAGTTTCTGAGGAGTTGCCAGTAGAAAAGTTTCCAGAGTTTTTAGTAATTTTAATTTTATCGCCTTCACGAAAACCTTCTTCAACTAAGTCTACAACATTTCCATTTAGTACAGATGTTGAAACTGTAAAAGTATTACTACTAAAACTACCTGAAACAGAACTAGCGATACCTAAACTTTCTGCAGATAAAGTAAGAGACATACTTGTGGCTCTAGCAGTAATTGTTTCTGAATAACTTCCTATTGCCTCTATTCTATTTGCTCTATAAATTTGTGAGCCGTTAGAGTTTCCATCATGGTCTACTGAGCCATCATCAAAAGAAAAATCTCTACTGCCATCTGTCAGATAAACATATCTATTTGCATTAGTTCTATACTTTCCATCACTATCAGGCGCAAAAGGTCTTTCAAATTTAATTAAGTGTGCATATTCAAACGGTTCATTATTAATTAAGGCCGTTTCTATGTTTGAATTAATACTTCTTTTTGCCATTATGGTTGTGCTTCCTCTAGTTGTAAACTGAATTGAAATAAATTGTTGTTTCCTAAATCATACTCTATTACATCTGAGGTCATAATAACTCTTATTAATACATTTTCAAAGTTAATAGTAGAATCATTAGAGACAGCTTTCTCTATTGGTGGTGAAGTGTAAATTATTCTTTCTCCACTATTTGGTTGAGAGCCTGAAAGATAGTTTGAATTAGTTAGTACTTTTATAATCTTATATGCTTTTAAATGATTAGAATTACTACTATCAGTAAAAGTTATCATATCTCCTGGTCTTAAACCTTCTGAAGCATTATCAGAACTAAATCCATCGGCAGTAAAACTTCTTGCTCCTGCACTTATAGCTCCATCAACGCTTACAGTTCCAGTAAATCCTGAAGTTCTTGTATCTGCATATTGAGGTAAAGATATAAAGAAAGGTCTAATTTTTCCATACTCTAAAAGAAAGTTATGAATAGGTTCAAACTCATCTCGTGTCATTGGATTATAGGAAATGTTAATATTCCACTTTTGATTTGCAATCGCACGAGTAATCACACGACCACTATTAGTTCTTGAAATTGCTACAGGTCTTTGACTTGCAAATCTTACTGATGCAAATCCTGGTCCTGTAACTCTTGTTCCTGTTGCGCTTCCGTCCTCTGCTATTCCAAAGTTAGGGTCTGGTAATCTGTTTGCAAAACTACTAAACTGTGCCATTATGTATCTCCTCCACTACTTCCGTATGCCATGGTATCTACATTCTCTAAAAAGTTTTCTCCATTTTGATTGGCTGCTTGTCTTATCATTTTAATTATATTTCCTTGTTGATTCATAAGTACATCTTCAACACCTGCTGAGTCTAGTGCTGAAATAGAGAAGTTTACATTCATAGTTCCTCCTCCTAAAGCATAATTAGGAGTTACATCTATATCTGAAGAAGCAGATACAATCTCAGGTCCTCTTTCTCCAACCACTATTCCACCATCTGAGTAAGATTTTCTACCCATTGCTCCACCTGGGAATGATGCTCCTGCTCCACCTATATCTTGTCCTGTTGTTCTGCCACCTCTTAAATATGCGAGTTCACTTGCAGTTGCTCTTTGAGACACATCAACTGCGCTTCCTCTATTTCCAATATTAAGATTTGTTTGAGGAGTTTCTATATTACTTGAAGTACTTTGATACTTAGTTTTTGCTATAATTGCTAACTGAGCCGCACCTAATGCAGCCATCATTGCAGAAAGTGCTATATTAAATGGTGGCGGTGCTGAAGCAAGTGCTTGAACTATAGCAGCTGAAGTATTAACAACTGTTTGAGCCATTTGAAGTTTCTTATTTGTTTCAAAAGACTTTCTTGCTATGGCATCTTTCTTTGCTTCCATAGCTCTTATTTTATTTAAAGATTCAGCAGATTTACCATCTCTTTTCTTTTCTGCCGCTATTTGATTGTCTATTTCTGCAACTTGTTGTCTTGTTGAAGCCTGTAATACCATACTAACTTGTGCAAGTATATTTCCTACAGCTTGAAGTCCTTCAGCAGATTTAAGACCCTCCATTGACATAATATTAAATGCATCAGCAATACCTAGTATTCCAGTAGTTGCAGCAGCTACAAACTCTCCCTCTGGCCCAAGTCCTTTTAGTTGTTCAATCATTGGGTTTAAAATACCTTCTGTTGCTTTTAGTTTTTCTTGAGCACTTCCACCAACTGCTTCTGTAAGTAAGTTACCTGTTGTTGCATCAAATGTTGCCTCTTGACGTTTTTCAAAAACTCCTCTACCTGCTGCTGCTCCTATTCTGTCAATTGTTGTTCCTGTTTGTTCTGCGGTTGCAAATGCTCCAAACATTGTGCTTCTAGCTCCAGTTATAGTTCTGCTTAGAGCATTTCGAGCGCTTTGTGTTTGTGCTAGCAGTAATTCTTCCTGCAGTTGAATCAATCTTACTCTTTCATCAGGATCTAAATTTTTATTGGCGTTTATTTTTTCTATAGCTATTTTCTTTTCTAGGCCTAGTATTTCTAATTTAAGTTTGAGTTCTTCTCTCGCAGCGTTAATTGTAAGTTCTGCTTGTTTTTTGGCATTTTCTACAGCTTGTTCTCCAGTTAGTGTAAAAGTACCTCTTTTTCTAAGAGTTTCTAATTTTTGATTTAGAGTAAATAAAGCTCCCTCTGCCTGTGCTGCTGATTTTGCTGCTGATATCAAAGCTGAACTCAGCTTTTTCTCTTCAGCAAGTTTATTTGCTTCGTCTGATAACTCTCTGAATTGCTTAGCAAGTGCTTCAATTCTAGTTGTTGTGCCTCCAGCACCATCATCTATTTCCTCAAATAAATTTTTTGTAGTTATTCCAAACTTCGCTAGTGTTGCAATCTCTTTATCGCTAATCTCTCCTAGTAACTGTTCTATAGCTTTTTCTTCGCCTAGTTGAGTTGATAAATTAACAAAACTATTTACTATAGAATCTACTTGATCTGCTAAAACTGTAAACTCATTTTTCTTTTTCAATCTATTTAAAAACTCACTAAATACTTTATCGGTTTGTAATAATCCTTTTCCAAAACTTTGAATCTCTCCTTCAGCACCTTGAACACCACTATTAAGTTGATTAACAATAGACTCTATTACTCTAAGAACTTCTGATGATTTTACTCCTGAGTCTATTAACAGTTGTATATATTCTGTAAAACCTGAATTTGGGCCAAAGAAATCATTTACAACTATAGCTCCTATTTCTGCTTCTTCTTTAATTTGTCTGATTCCCTCTGCTGCTTCTTCAAAAATTTTAGTAACATCAGATTCATTAATAGTTTCTACAAATTTTTCTGTTGGTTTGAAGAAAAAATCTACTGTGGCTTTACCAAAATTTCCAATAGCTTCTATACTGTCTCCTATAAAACTACCTATACCATCAAAAACAGTTTTTACACCTGTAGGTATTATAAATCCTGCATCATATAATTCTTTTATTACCATAGAAACTCTTTTCATTCCTAGTTCAAATTTACTTATCTTTTTTTCTTGTCCTAATTCATTAATTGCGGCATTTACTGCTGCGGTTAATTCATCAAATGCTCCAGCTGCAAAAGTAGTATTTTGTCTAAGTTCAAATAAAGTTTCTGTTATAGCATCAAATCCGTCTTTTTGATTTCTTAATAACTGTGCTGTTTCTTTTACACCTATATTAAAATCCTTTAAGTTATCATCAAACTCTTTTACTGTTGTTTGAAGTTTTTGAATTCCACTATCAGCATCTTTTGAACTTCTAAATACATTAATTAAAAATTCTACTAGCAGTCCTCCAATAAATATAATTTGTCCTGCTAATGGAATAGCATTTACTAAGGCGGCTCCAAATAATCTTATACCACCTGCTGCTAGTTTAGAGCCAACTTTTACTTGTGTTCCAAAATCTTTAAATCTTCTTTGATTGCCTTTTCCAGTTAGATTTCCTAACTTTCTTTCTGTAAGATTTACTTCTCCTCTTAGTTTACCAAATGCTTTATTAGCCTCTTTAAAACCTCCAAGTCCACCAGTTGCCCCAATAGCTACAACTCCTTTTGAAAGTTGACCTTCTTCTCTAGCAGCTCTGTTTGCTATCATAGCCTTTTGTTGAGAAGCTGCTCTTCCTGCTTCTGCTGCTTTTAACTCTTCGACTTCTCTTTTTAATTTTCGTATAGCTTCTAGTTCTCGTTCCTTTCTTTTCAATTCTTTGCCTGAGAAGTTTGTTAAATTTCTTTCTCTAAGTTTTTCTGATTTACTTAGACTTCCCAGTGCTTTATCATAATTTTTTATTTGTGTGTTTTGTGCTAGTTGATTTCTTAGTTGTTTAACTCCTGCTCCTCCAAGATTGGAAGCAATTACTGCTTTTTTCCTTGCTTGTATAATTCTATTTGAAGATTCTTCTTGTTTTGATGCTGCTATTTTTGCTTTTTCTGCCGCCTCTAAAGATTTATCGCCTAATTGTGTTAAGGCTGGGAACATTTGACCAACAATAGTACTTGCAAAGGCAACTAGAGTTCCTAGTAATATAGCTGAGTTAGCAGTAAGTAATTTAATGAGGGGTGTTATTGCAACGTTTGCAAAACCAATTAGTTGTTTTGTTAAGTCAGCAAATGATGCTGCTAGTTGGTCATACGGATTGGGGTCTATTTGGTCTGCTATTCTACCATATTTTAGTTCGCCTTGTTCTATTGCGGCATTTAAAAATGCTTGTCGTCTTTCAAAGTCCGATAACTCACTTGCAGCCTTTCCTAAACTAGCTGCATAGTTTTCTGTTGCAGTATCTAATCTTACAAGAATACCTAATTCATCAAGAATTTCAGGTTCTAGTTTTGCGACCCCTCGGAAGAGCCTGTCAATAGAGTCTCCTAAATTTCTACCTAAAGATATAGAAGCATTACGAGCAACTTGACCTAATCTTTCTATACTTTCTGTTGAGAATCCTGCAGTAAGTGCTACTGCAGAAGCTCTAGTAGCATCTTCAAATGACAGTGCTTGATTTGTAATTTCTCTTAATTTGTCAGTAATTACTGAACCAGTTCTACCTACTTGAGCAGCTAAAAAATCAAAACCTTTTGCTAAAGTTTCTACTTGTGCTGCACTTCGTAAAGCATTAAAAGCAGCTGTTGCCGCAAAGACGTTAGCTGCTAATGTTGCATAAGCACCAACAAGGCCAGAACTTCCCGACCCTATGGTTTGATTCATTTTTGAAAAAGATTTTGCTGAACTTAAGTTGCTTTGAAATAGTGATTTATTCTGCTTATCATAATCTTTTGCAGTTTTACCAGCTTTCTTTGTTCTTTGTGAAGTCTTTTCTACTTCTTCACCAAGACGAGCAGTATCCTTAGCTACGACACTAATATTCTTGCCCGATGCTACTACTTCAAACGAAGCTACTACTCTTTTATTGCTCATTTATCTTTTTCTTTTTATTTTATTAATTTCTTCTTTGAGTTTCTTTTGTGAAGCCTCTATAGCTCTTCTTTCTAGCCAAAGACACATTTCAAAAACAAATTCTCTATTAATATCTTTATTTTGTTTAATTAGAAACTCAAAATTTGTGTAGTCTTTTCCTACAAATCCAACTTCAGAATAAACTCTATCTCCTAATGAATGATAGATATTTACAGCATCTATCACTGCTTGTGGAAAGTCTTCCCACTCTGCTGGACATTTTTCCCAATCAGGTTCTTCATTCATCTGTTCGCACATTTCCAAGTATTGAGACTTGGTCATGCCAACATCTTGATTATCAAGAAGAACTTTCAGCTTTTGGTATATTAGCTCCTTGGCCTCCGCTACGAAAGTTTTCTAAGTCAAAGACTACCTCGTTGAGCCAATTATCAAATTCGTTAGAATTTTCTACTAATACTCTAGCGTTCTCAAAAGTAAATTCCATTAATTTTTCGGGGTCTTGACCTTTTAAATCAACAAGCATCAAGTCTTCTAAGTAACTTAACTTTAACCCTTTCCAATTTTTAATAGTTGCTTCTGTAAATTCTTTTACAAATTTAACTTCATCTAAATCTTCTTCAAACATTCTAGTTTTTCTATTGAACTTATTTGTTGTGCTTCTCTTTCTAAGAGAAGTTAATTCTTTTCTGGAAAGATTAGCAAGTTCAACACTAAATCCCTCCATGCCTGGAAAATCTACCCATGCAGTTTTACTATCTACTAATAATGATTTTAATTCCACTTTTTTCTCCTTATATTGTGTTATATGTTATAACAGACCCTAAGTTCGCAGGGCTGTCTTTTAATCTAAAATCAAAAGTTTGAGTTAAGGCTTCTGCCACACTCATTCTTTTCGTAAAGATGCAACCTGTTAAGTTTGCATCAAAATGTGTCGAACCTTCCACTAAAGTTTTTAATCTAAAACTTGAGTTTGTATCAAAGTTTTGGAAAGTTCCATAGTTACTACTAGTCATATATTGTGTTATGTTTCCTGAGACAACTCTTCTATTTAGAGTATGCTTGTTAGGATACATAGCATTATCTTGATTCGTAACTGAAAGACTATTTTGTAATGTTTCAAAAGGAGTCCAGTCTGGATTGTTTTGTACACTCAGTGTTGCAGAGATAAGCCTTGATATATCAGAGCCACCTCTCTCAACATCTAAAATCGGAACTACTGGAGTTCTTGTTGAGCTTTGTGAAGCTGTGCTACCAGGAATGGTAAAGGATTGATTACCTGCTCTTGTTAGCCTTTTTGCTTGTCCACTTATATTTACTAAACTAGGACTACTTCTATTGAAATCAAAATTTCCTTCAATTATGACAGCGCCTTCTAATTTAAAAGTACTATCATTGGTTTGTATATACAAATCAAATTCTTTTAGAATATCGTTTGTAGTAGTCAATAAAAGATCTAGCACAATACTTTCGTGTTTCTCTTTAGTTAAGTGAACCGCAAAACTAAAATTTGCAGGGTTCGCTTTCGTTATACTAGAACCTTGAAACATTTTTGTTTGATCGTGCAAAGTCTTTACTTCGTATGCATCTTCCGCAAATGTTTGGTCAAACGAAAGGTTGGGAGTCGTAAATATCCTATACGACTCCCCATTGTATACTATGTATACCTTACTTTCTCTAAGAAAGTTAACGCTCATTTTTATACAGTTCTATCAGTTGCGTATTTTGAATCAGAATGAGATGTACTACCCACATAGACTACTTTCAACTCGTCCTGGTCACTAATAGTTGTACCTTGCGCTGTGAATTCAATAGTTGTTGAAATCACATCAGCAACATCAATTGTTGGGATTGATACATGGGCTTTGTCAAGTTGAAAATCAACTCTTGGTGTAGCTGAAGAGCCACCACCCATGAATAAATTCATGTCAAAAGCATTATTAACAAGGGTTGTTGCTCCTTGTAAATCTTTTAACAGTTGGTTTGATCCATTATTCTTAGTATCTAAGTAACAAGTTAATGAGCCTGTAACCTGTCTTGTACCAGTAAATGAACCTATAGATTTATCAACCAAGCCTAATGTCTCAGGTGTTAAATAAGTAATATTATTAGCTATTGTAATGTTTCCACCAGTAATCGCTATACTGTAAGTTCTTGAGTCTAAACCACCAGCTGATGCTCCACCACCTTGTGCGGCTGCGGATAAGGTTAGTGTTGAAAGTTTATTCTTTAAGTAATCAGCATCATCGACACCACTTACATTAACGTAGTCAAAACTTTCTACATCATCTTCTGTTGCATTAGCTGAGTATGCTCTTGCACTTTCACTACTATCAGAATGGAAGGCTACGTTTGGATCTTCCATCGGTACAGATATTTGGTCAATGGTTGTACAGTTTCCTGACCAAGTAATTGTTCCAATACCATCGATTGAGAAATCAATCTCTGCTTGGTTTACTTGACACTCATTCAATCTGTATGTTGTATTTTCAAGTACAAAATAAATTTGGAATTTTAATAATTCGTGTTTATCTGACTCTTCAAAATCAACAGACCAATTACTGCTTGAAGGTGTTGCAGCACTACCTGTACTAGTTAGAGCTGTTCCTGCCATTGCTGACCATAGTATATCTTCTACAGCGCCATGATTATTTTCAGTTCCATAACTGTTTGCTCCATGAACAAACGGTCTTACATATGTTTGGAAAGACCATTCACCAGCGTCTAAAGCATCGTTAAATCTTTTTGATCCTCTAACAGGTGATGTTCCTGCCTCTGTTAGTGTAACATCAGTACTTGTGTTAGCTTGTGAGAAAGAGTATCCATCTAATACACCAATTCTAAATGTATTCGCATTAGTACTATTTCCTCTAAACAAACCTAACCCAGTTCTTGCTCCATCTACAGTAGCATTATCAGCTCCTACAGCATCAACATCAAGTTGAACTGTTCCAGAAACTGTAGCAGAATTTCCTGTTCCTTTTACAACTTGTGCTGTTGGAAAAGTAATTCTATCAGCCGCAGCATGACCACGACCTCTACCGTTATTAAAAGCAACGACTTTAGTTACGACACCACTACTTACAGCGGCAACATATACTCTTGCACCAACTCCACTACCAGTAGAATCAGAAGCTGAGTTTTGAACTAATAAATCACCTACTTCATAACCACTAGTTCCACCTGCGTGAACACTAATAGTTTGAATTCCACCTTTATTCGTCCCAGCACTTGTAGCGTGTACGCCATTAACGGTACTGAGATAAACTTTGGTTTCTCTTGATAAATTAATTGCCATTTCGTTCTCCTATTTGCTTCGGAAAGGGTCTAGCAAGATTATTATCTGCCATGCCGTCTCCTAATATCGTACTTCGACAGCCATCTCTCCAATTCCTAAAGGTTTTATTACTCCTTCATCTGTACTAAAATTTAGTATAGTGAATTGAGTTGTCTTTAAACTTGGATTGACACTATCATCATACACCAGTGCATCATTGTCGTCAATTATTTTCTCCACATCTTCAAACAATAATGCTAGTTCTTCTTGGGGATCTTCTTCATTTCTGACATATCCCCTAATTGTTAAAGTTAAAAATCTCCATTTGTAGTTATCGGGAAGATATTCACGAGTTTCATCTCCCGCAACCACACATAACTTAGGATATTCTTCGATTTCATCTAAGAACACCATATTTGCCTTTACATTTCCAAATACATTAGAAAGAAAAGGGTGATTCCCATCAATGTCTTTTAGTTTTTCAACTAAAGCATCTACTATCTTTTTTCTTTTTGTTCTATATACTGCCATTATATTGCAGCTTTCCTCAAGGTAAATTTAGCACCTAAAGCCTTAGTTGCAAGTTCTCTTATACTTTTAGTAATAAGTGGTTTTGGATTATATCCATTTGGCCATCTACCACTATTCTCAAATGTTGAGTATGGGTCCTCTTGGTATGAGTATTCTCCAATTATAGTATTTGGTCCTTGAACTAAACTATCTAATTTTACACTTCCCGCAAAAGTTCCTGTTCTAGGTTCTAGTGCTGGTCGTACCATGTTCTTTGTTACAGCTGCTTTTAATTTTGCATTAATATTTTCTTTAAAAATATTTAATTTTCTTTGTCCATCTGGTCTTCTTCTTTTAGTCTTTTTTATACCTGCTGCAAGTGCAAAAGTCTTTATTTCTTTTGCTATGTTTCTTTGTGTTTTAGCAATTGAAGCTGCTTTACCTCTTTTTACTTTTATTCTTTTTGTTCTTACTTTTTTCTTACTGTTTGTTTTTTGTACTTTCTTTTTTCTTCTAAGAAAGGCATCTTCTAATTGTTGAAGCAATGCTGCATCAATTCTTTTTGATCCAGTAACTTGAAGTGTAGAGCCAAGTAGAGTATCAAGTTGATATTGTAAGTCATTAGATAAATCAAAACTAGCGCCTGTTAGTTTTGCTCTCAGTATTCCTGCTTCTTTTTGTCTTGCTCCTTTTATGTCTCTATTAAAAGTTGGTGTTTCAAATCTAAAAACTGCATCAGCTCTTCCGTCCATTGCGTCAATATATTTTTGTTTATCTAGTGTAATTACACCACCTTCGCCTTCTAGTTCTGCTATTACATCTTCAAAAGATTCACTTTCTCCAGTCTGATTCATGTTATATTGCATTCTTTCTGAGACTGCTAAAAGTTTTTGTAACTCAGTTATTGCGTTTTGTATATTATCTCTTGGAGCACCTTCTCCTACACCTAATACACCTTTTCGACCTTCAAGTATCTGTTGCCTTCTCATACCTACGGCTCCTGCTGATGACGCTCCCCCTAAGTCTTTCTCTGCATCATACGGTTCACCAAAGTCTGCCTCATCTTGATATCCTTGCAGGCCTTTGTCAAATACTTTTAATGCTCCTTGTAAAACATTTATAGTAAGGGCTATTCTACTATTTACAAAAGTAATTTCTCTATGGTCTATATCGTAACCACTCATAGCTTCTACTGCTGAGGAAATACTATTTAAATGAGTTCTTAAAGCATCTTTATTCATTGCAGGTGTGCTATCTATTATATAATCCCAATTTACTTTTGCTATTCCTTGTAAATTAGCATACCATGCTCCTGCTTTTTGTAGTTTTCCCTCTATAGCTTCATCTATTTTGTCTTTTACTTCTGTTGATCGTCTATTATAAGTTGCTATTATACTTTCACTTATATCTGCCCACTTCTCTCCGCCTTGAAGTGGGGCATTTGTTACAATATAATTAAAAGGACCTTTTACTGCCATTATTTATAAACCTTATACATATCAAGTATTCTCTTGATATAATCTGGGAAATCTATATTATCCCTTATAGAACTACTAATTTGATTTTGAATAGTAGCTCCACCAATATTTAATCTTTCTTTTCTTTCATCTTTTAAGTAGTATTTTACCAAATCAAAACATGCAAGTTGTATATCTGACGGTGTTGAAGCGTAACCAGCTTTATACACTACTTTTACTGCTTTTCTTCCTTTCGGAAACATTTTATCTGCTGTGTCTGTTGTTCTAAAAATTGTGTCTGACTCAAAGTCTACTGTAAAGTCATATTTTCCACTTGAATCTGAGTTTTCGCTTATTAATGTAACATAGCTATCAGCTTGTGAACCTCTCTCTTCTACTGACACTATGGAGACAAGTGGGCTTTCATCTAACATAACTGCATTTGTCATGTTATCTTTTATATCAAAAAATTCTGTTTTATTTGAACTATAGTAGTCCAAAAATGACATACCGCAGTATCTTTTTACAGACTGACTAATTGCTGGTATAATAGTATTGATTCTTGCATCATCTGACATACCAGATAACCCAGCAAAGTCTTTATACTGCTGTAAGGTTATTAAATTTGTTCCGCCTGTTATTACTGCCATATCTCAAAAAGTGTGGGGTTTAAGGTAACCCCACAAAACCGTAGTAAAGCTATTAAGAAGCTTTGTACATGTGTCCCCACTTAGAAGTTGCACCATCGATTAGGTCAATAAAACCTAGTCTCTGAGAAGCCACTAGGACTCTTCTTTGGTTTGCTACTTCGTAGTCAGACTCGATTGTAACTCCTCTTAATCTTGGAATTACATAGTTTCTTGGGTACACAGCGATAGCTGCGAACTTACTAACTGCTGGTGAAGCGAATTCATCACAAAGGATAACTCTTGAACCGAACACTTGTCCGATTTCACCAGATAGCTTAGTTGCTC